ACCCACAAGAACGATCAGACCAACTCGCTCTATGCCAAACTGGAGGACATCAACCAACAGCTCGATTCCCTTCTGGAGAGGTTCGGCTTTGGCACCGCGACCAAGATAGTCGCCCAAAGCGACGCACTGATCACGATCCGATGCGAGCTATGGCATCAACAGGGCCATGTCGAGTTCACCGAGCTGTCTATGCCCCCGGATGACAGCGGAATTGCCGGCAAGGTGAACAAGACGAAGCCGCACGCCATCGCCTCGACGGTCACATATCTCAAACGCGTCGGATTGTGCGCGCTGCTCAACATCAGCACCGGCGACGACAAGGACGGCAATGCACCGGACACAAAGATCAGCGAGGAACAGGTCGGGGAAATCCGCCGGATGATGCTGTGTATCAAGGACGGGGAAGCCCGGCTGCTAAAATACATGAGGGTTGAAACGGTAGAAGAAATCCCTTCCCAGAAATACCGGAAGGCGATCAGCGCGCTTGATCAGCAGATCGCAAAGGAGAAAGGCAATGACGCCAGTTGAGGAACAGATCCTTCGGAACCAAACCGCTATCCTGGGAATGTTAAACAACATTATGCCAGTGAGCGAGGATAGCCTGAAGAAGAGCATCCAGCGAGCGGCGATGTGCATAAAGGAAACTTGCCTTCTGCTGGAAGCTGAATCGGCACAAGGGAGCACGGTCCATGCCTATCCTGCATGACTGCGCCCAATACGGCGAGAAATACGACCAACTAAAACTAGGCCTGCCGACCAGCTCGAACTTCTCCAGGATCATCACGCCGGGTGGCGAGCCGTCGCGCCAGTGGAAAGGATACGCCTACCACCTGATTGCCGAGCGGCTGTTGGGGCGCAAGGTCAACACATACACATCCCCGCATATGGAGCGCGGCGTTATCGTCGAGATCGAGGCGGCAGAATGGTATGAGTTCGCGCATAACATGGAGACGCGGAAGATCGGCTTTGTCACCAACGACGAAGGCACAATCGGATGCAGCCCCGACCGCCTCATCGGCGAATGGGGGTTGCTAGAGATCAAGTGTCCCGGCCCGCCAGGGCAGGTCGAATATCTGCTTACCGGGAAGCCGCATCGCGATCACCGCCCGCAGCTACAGGGCCAACTATGGATTACCAAGCGGGAGTGGGTTGATATTTTATGCTGGCACGATGAGCTGCCGCGCATTGTCGTGCGCGCGGAGCGGGACGAAACCTTTATCGCCAAGCTGCGCGCCGAGATGGAGAAGTTTAACGACTACATCAGCGGCGTGATGGACAAGATCGGCGCCGTCACCGGGGCGCCGAAAGCCGCGCTCAAGGACATGCTGCGCGCCAGTCTGGAGGCTGTACCATAAATGACCGACTGGAGATGTTTCCACTGCGACGAAATCTTTACCGATCCCGCAGACGCCCGCCGGCATTTTGGGCAGGACTGTATGTCGGACGCTGCCTGTCAAATTAGTGTCGATGCGGTTCGCGAGATGGAAATGCTACTCGCCAGATATCGGGCTGAGGATAGCGATAAAGACCGCGACATGTATCGTATGCAGGCCGAGCATACGGTTGCCGTGCGAGAGGCTGAGGAAAAAGGATACAGGCGTGGCCTGATTGATCAGGTGTTTACCAATGGATGACCAACCGCAATTGATCAGATCTTACACGCTACAGGCGCAGATCACCTGTATTCGGCGTGAGCTGGCAATGAGGAAGAACGTCTACCCAAAATGGGTAATGAGCGGCAGAATGAAGGCGGAGGCAGCCGACCACGAGATAAGCTGCCTCCAAGCCGTGCTTGATACGCTTTCCGCTCTCGTACTGGAGAGGACGAAACCGTGAACTACCACGCGAAAATAGAGGTGGAATTCTCTGAAGACCCTTTTAGCCGCATACTAGCCATTGAAGACCTGGCCCTAGCCATGTGCAAGGAGGTTGGCGAAGACCCCGCCGACTGCATAATGATACTGCTAGCGGCTGCGGCTCATATCGGTCGGCAGCATTCAGTATATCCCCAAAAGACGCCAGACGCCTTGGCCAAATGTCTTGCCCAGGCAATCATTGCCGTAGAGCGCTTTTTCCCCAATGACCATCCCACCCCGCATTGAGCGCAAAGTCCCCAAGGGCAAGCGCCGCCCTGACCCGCGACGGGCACTGAAGCATCTGGCTTTCGTCCGGCTGTTGCCGTGCATGATTTGCGGGGGTCGCCCTGCGCAAGCCGCTCATGTTAGGAATGGAACGGACGGTGGCACTGGGTTGAAGCCGTCCGACAGATACTCCCTGCCGTTGTGCTTCGTTCATCATGACGCGCAACACGCGGTGGGCGAGACGACATTCTGGGGGTTCTACAAGATCGATCCGCTTGACGCCGCGAGCCGGCTATGGACCGTATCGGGGAAGATCGAGGCGGGCGAGCGCATCGTGTTCCGCGCTAGGCAGGCTATCAATTTGCGAAGGACTACCGACGCCTTCCCACTATCCTAATCCCGCCAGGCCCCAAACTCAGGGTTTTGGTTTCGCCGCCGACTGAAATGCAGCATTCGCCAGTTTCGTCGTCCGCCGCGACGATATCTCCCTCGACATCGGTATAATCGTCCAGGCGAACGATCTTCCACTGTCGCTTGTTTTCGGCGGAATCGTGTGATTCTAGCTTCATGGGGACACGCCAAGAGGCATGACGGCTCTCATCCTTCGTGGTGCAAAACTGGCTCTGCTCGTCAGCATTGCCGCTGCTTCCATCTGCGCCTCGACGATGGGGAGCGCGGCTTGAAACTTTAGAAGATATCGAGCCACCGCAGCCACCCAGGCCGCCGAGGGCATAGCGCCCGGCACAAGATTGTGCCAGCCGCCGTTATATGCCCTTGCGACATCCCACAGCGGCAGCGAGGTTGCATGGCGCGCATTGATGATGCCCCTGGCGCTATCGTCGATGTACGCGGTGCCGGACAGGATCGATGTCATCGGGTCGGTCTGCGGCCCCGCAGGGATGCCATAGAGCGAGGCCATCGATACGGCAGTCGCGGGGATGACCTGCATCAACCCATCCTGCCGCCCTGTTCCATTGACGACATAAGGTTGGTAGCCGCTCTCGATTTTCATTATGGTCATGATCCATGCGGGATCGAGATAGGACCACTTCGGGTGCATGACCAACACTTGGTTGACCATGGTCAGGTAAGTGCGCTGCGAGGCGGATAGGCCAGCCATGTTTTATTCCGCCGCCAGCTGGTTGCCTGTAAGAGGAACAGGCCGCCCTTGGTCGTCGAAACGAAACGTCGATTCTGAGAAATCAAAGCCAGGCAACGCTTGCGCATGGGGAGCCGTAATCGGGTGCCGGCGCCGCGCATTTGGCGTCACGACTGGGCCGCCTGGTTCCGCGGTGCTGGGAGGAGCTGGCGTTATCACCGGCCCTGACGGTGACGGGGAGACCACTACCGGGGGCGGCTGTGTCATCACCGGGGGCGGCAGCACCGTCATCGGGGCAGCCGATATCGCGGCTAGGGCAGCCTCAAGCTGATGGAGGTTCATGGCGTCTTGCGAGACGACCGGGACACAGGCGGCGACGGTTGGACCACTGCCCGACGCGCCGATGCCGCCCGCACAACCCGCGAGCGCCACCAGACAGAACGGAATGAGCGTTTTCATGGGTACGGATACCGTGGGTAATACGATGGCATCAGCGCCACCGCAGGAGGCTGTGGGATGGCCAATCCCGAAGCGAGGGGGGTTAGGCTCGTCGCCGCCGTTAAGGCCGCCGCAGCGCCCGCTAGAGCGCCTGGGCCGGCCCCCATGCCGCCGACGGCAGCGCCCATCAGCGCTCCGACGGCAGCGCCTTCCCCCACGCTGATAACGAGGGCGTTAAGCGCAGGGTCAGAGGCACAGCCGGCAAGCCCCAGTACGATGGCCAGGGCCGCCGGCTTGTTCATGCTTTTATGAGATAACTGCCGTGGTTTCATTAAAAGCACCAGCTTCGGCCACCGGTGCCGCGCTGCAAATGACCGCTATCGGAGCGACGACAGCCGGGCCAGCATCGGGGGGAGCGCTGGTTCCCGTATAGGACACGTTCGCCGTGCCGTTGCTGACATATGTCACCGTCCAGGTGACCATGTCGGCGGCAAGCGATGCCGTTGCGACCGCGGGATTGTCGCTCGCCACTGCGCCGTCAGCCGGCGGTGTGGGCTCGTCAAACGTCAATACGCCAACCGCGGTCTGTCCAGTTCCATCGGGGCGGGGAGTCAGATTGATCGCCATGTTACGATACCTTTGCAGTTTGAGGGTTAAAATCTCCCGTCTCGGGAGTCGCAGCCTGGAACTGCGAGATGGCAGCTTCCAGGTTTGCTCTTTCGGCCCTGAGTTCGTCCAACAACGTGGGAATCAAGGGCAACACGTCTAAATTTGGATAGCCGTTCGCGAGCAACCGTCTGCGCGCGGCGACCACCGCATCGAGCGCATCTACAACGGCCTGAAGCAGGATGCGTCGAGACTCGCGGCCCTCATACGCAGCCTGGAACCGTGCCTGCAATTCGGGCGACTGGAGGATTGTTGGCATCGCCGGATCAGAGGACGGGGTCGTTGATGCCGCCAGAAGACGGACCAACCCCGCGATCTGTGGATCTATCACGGCAAGAGCCGCCATCAGCTCGGCCCGCAGAATTGGGTTGGGATCGTTTGGGTCTGCCATATGCTAACTCATCTCAGCAGGGGGTGGCCGGCGTAAGGCAATAGGAAGCTGATCAGCACTAAAAGCAAAACGATTGCCAGCACGACTTGCGCGATGAGCGCAAAGGGAGGCGGAAGTGGGATCAGGGTTATGATCCAATACACCAACCCAAAAACCAACAGCACTATCAAAATGGTAATCAACAGCTCGATCATTTGAGTTCCGTTCCTTTTTAGGAAGCATCGAGATTGAGGGCGATGTTGATCTCATCTCCGGCCAGCAACAGCTGGGCGTACTCTTGTTTGTGAGCCGCCCGCATTAAAGCGTGAGCAAGGTTATTTGCCCGCACCTCGAACGGCTCGTCGATGGTGGACCCGTCGGCCAGGACGGTTACGGTGTATGTGTCCATGAGATTCCCTCATCAAGGCTGTAGTTTAGGAGGAGGATTACGGCGCCCGTCGCCTTTTATGCTGCGATATTGATCACGCCAAAACTCGCTCTCACGCATGAGATCGCTAACCTGATTTTTCAGTTCCACGATCTGGCCCCGCAGGCCAGCTACCTCCGTTCGCAACTCAATAACGACTGAGGACAATTCAGTAGCACGCCTCGCCGGGACGAATGTACTTGAGGTCAGGTATCCGCGAAGCAAAGCCCCCAGAGCCAACAGCACGGAAACCGTGGCTATCCAGTCACCCCTCTCCATTGGGTTCCCGCCCCCGCCAAATAATTGCGTTCCAATAGATACCGAATAGTATGCCAGAGGGGAGCTGATCGGCGAGAATATGATCCCACGGCATCGGAGTATGGTCGAGGTATGCGCCGCTCCACGCGGCAGATAGCCCGCCGATCGCCATTACGCCCAAGCAAAAAAGCTGTGGCATAAAGAGCAACAAACGAATCCGGCCGAGCCGGAACAGGGCGCCGATTAATGCCAAAATTGCCGCGCTGATCATAATGGCAGCCACGAGACGGCCGCCATATCCATGCGAGCCCAGAGCCGAAAACACGATCTGCAACGACATAAGGTTGGTCGCGCCTCCCGCCGACGACGAATGAAGCAGGAGTCCCGCCTGCGCAATGTGCATGACCGATACGGCCACGATATCGACTGATCCTCTCCGCGAAAATGGGCGAGGCACTAATTTCATCAGCCTTCGGAGCTCGCTATGCTTCCCGGAAAAGATTTGCGCCGATCGTCGCCCGCACCTGGGGATCGCTGAGTTTCCAGACCCGCGCGCTATAAACGAAATGAATCATTCCGATTCCGGCACGTATCGCGAGGATCTGCGGGACAACCTGCGCCGATAGAGGGCCATTGCGCAGCACCAGCCAAATGGCCCCAATCGCGAGCACGAGCGGAATAAACCCCCAACGCCACCCGGAAGCCTGACTAGACAAGCCCATGTCAGTCAGCCAGTGATTGAATGAGAAGACGCCGAATGAAAGTGCGTGAGTCCTCGGTCCCTCACCAAAGAAGGGCAGCAGGCCGATCGAGAATGCCGTGAACAGCACGCAGCCCAGCGCCCGCCAAAAGTGCGCCGTAGGACTACCGGGCCGGTGATAGAGGCACGATACGCCGAATATCTGCATCCCGAAGTGCCAAATGTTCCAGGCGAAGTAGATGCTGAACACCATCTGCCATGGCGCGAGGAGGCAGCCCGCCACTAGCCCGATCGGCAACGCGATGTGCATCCCCCATTCCCGCGAGACGATGCGGCGCAAGCCCGGCTTCGTCCACGCCAGGATCATCGGCGAGATGACATGGCCAGTTTCCAGGATCATGATCGTGATCGCCATGTACCAGATACCTGGACCCGGCACGAACAACATCAACGCAATGCCGATCGGCAGGCCGCTCAATAACCAGAACCCATCCCACCACGGATTGCGAACCCAAGACATTAATACCCACCGGGATCAGGATTGCCCGGCGTACTGCACGCGGTTATCTTCCAACTGGAACAGGACCAGATGTTAATGCTTTTCGTCCATGAGATCATGTCGCTAGGGAGCGTTTGGCCGTTACTGTTGCTCCCATTGTATACTCCCACGGGAGAATACAAAAACCGCATCCGCGAGGACGTGTCGCTAAGCTGCCATGTAAAATATTCGCCACCTGAACTCCCCGCGACCCAAGATACGCAGTTTTGGAACACGTTGTTAATCCACATACATTTGACGATGTTGTTTGCCCCATCACTCGTAATCCGCATACCAATTTTAACGTATCCTTGGTCTACCCGGTAATTACCGCTCGTAGCTGCGTGCGGCGGAAACGAACCGAACCAATTCGACGAACCATTAATGTGTGAGCCAGACCACGTACCCCAAGCCGAAGCCCACGCTCCACCTGCGCCTAGATCACAGCAGAGTTCATTGGCATCGAACTCGAACCAATTATATGCGGTGGATGGCCCTTGGGGGGAACCGTCAAATTCGCCTTCCCAATGACCCTGTGAATATACTGGGTGTGAGTTATCGCCATTGAGCGGCCAACTCGAAACCCAAAGCGTGGACTCTGTGTAGCTGTTAGTCGGCACCTGAATGGCGGTTGATGGCGGTGGATAGCCACCACCACTCTGTATGCCATTGAAAAAATCAGTGCTTGCGGGGATTGAGTTCGTCCCAAGTTGTATTTTCAGGGCTTTAATCGCGCTAGGGTCAGCGCTGACCGTTGGGCATGGACCAGATACCGCACCCACATTCACGCCATGATAGAAAATTGGCGTGCTCGCCCCGGCGCAGTCGAGCCAGGTGTTCGGCTGTGCGGCGTTTACTCCAGGGGGTGCAGAACCGTTGACGAACACGCCGCCCGTGGGCGCAGTGAAATCTATACAAACCACGCAAGTGTTAAAGTTTGCAACGGACGCCTGCGCAGGAGGGGCGGGAGGCGCGCCGCTCGGCGCCAGTTGGTACGCCCGAACCCAATCGACCTGCATGACGGTCCCTGGGGGTATCGGGACGCCGTTGCTGCCACCTAAAGTGTTACCCGCTTGCTCTGGCGACCAATATAGATCAAAGAATAGACCAACGTCCCAGCCCGCAGAGAGCAGCTGCACCGGCCCGCTAAACGGGACACCGTCGAAGTACATCGTTACTGAGCCGTGCGCCGAACCGTCGTTCACCCACAGCAAGCCGTATTGATGGAATCCTAGCGTAACGTCCGCGCCCACGTCGGGGTCAGACATAAAGCTGAAGCCGGCATTGCCGTCAGCTTGGTATGGCCGCAGGTTGCGGTAATTGCACTCGCTCTTCCCAGACGCTATCGCCATCTCAGCGTACTTACCAACGGGGAGACCTCCTCCAGTCCAATTATCCCGCCCAAAGAATTCCACGTCGTACTCGCCGCTCGAACAGGTCGGCAACTTAATGTTATAGACGAAGTAGCCATAGCGCTGCGAGAAGGCATGATTGCCGGTGCCGCCAGATGTAGTCCATGTATCTATGATAGTCCGAGTGTCCGGGACATTAGTGTCGATATTTATGGTCAAAATACCATTGTTAGTCGCGGCGTTTGCATTAGGACTTCCGCCGAAATGGTCAATATCCCATACGCTTGTATTGAACGCTGAACTGAACTCATCTCCAAACGTTTGGACCCACTGCTGGCCTGAAGGCGGCGCGGGTAAAATAGTCTGCGGACTGCTGACGGTAACTGAGAGGGTCAGGGGGGCCGATACCGAAGCCGCCCATGCCACAGAAAGGGCAAGCAGAACAGCAAGGAGAGCCAGGCCGGCTATTCTCATTGATGTCATGGAATCGAGTTGACCGCCGTCGGCAGTCCCGGAATGACCACTGTCCGGTCCCAGTTGTTGATCGGCCGTTGGCTGTTATATCCGCCTAGCCGAGGGCCATCCCATGCAGCCAGCGAATTGGCCACATTGTATCCAGCGATCTTTAGGCCAATAATTCTTTGCCCGCCATATTCCATATAATTGATCGATGAATATCCAACACCGGTATTGGCGGTGTTGTCGTATGTCAAGCGCAGCTTCAGTGTATAGGCGTTCGTATTCGCGATGGCCACGCCGTTGCTGGTGTAGCCGGTAAACGCTTGGCCAGCTACCGGGCATTGCGACGGAAACGCGGTGTGATCGGCCGAAGTGCATTGTATATAAAAGGTGTGGTTCTGGCCGTTGACGTTGGTCACAGGACCAATGATAGAGTAATAGCGGTTTCCAGCTAGCTGGTCGATCGGCCCAGGAGCAAAGAAGCCATGATATCCCGTCATCGCCATCACTTGATCGCCGACCGTGACGATATAGGTGCCGACCGACCACTGGCCGCCCGACAATAAGTTAATGGTAGGCACGATACCGAAATCCGAGGCATCTACACCATTGGCATAAAGCCCGGTGCTTCCCTGCTGCGAGGTCACAGAGCCATCGCCGCCATTGTTGATGGCCGAAGAGTAATAATAATCGAAGCAATAGTACGGCATCGCCCCCGTCAATCGGCTGCCGCAGTTGCCCTCAATATTCCGCTGCCATTGCTTCATCCAGGTGCTGGCTAGAGGCTCATGCAGCCAGGTCAGCATGTTCCACGCCGAGTCGAAGAGGTAGGTCTCAATAAAAGGCTCGGCGGAAATTCCTTCATAATAGCCGGTTGGCTCGGTGATCGATGTGCTGTAGTTGGTGTTATTGGGGGCGGCCTGACTCGGGCCGTCCTTGAACCGCAGCCACATCGAATAGTAATGACGGTTTTCTGTTAGAATGTCGTTGTAATACGAGCGCTCGATATCGTTGTCGCCGCCAAACGCTGCTGGATACGTGACATCGCGCGTCATCCATGCTTGGCCGCGCCCCTGACAGCAGTCTATTAGAATGCCGTAATAGTGATAGGTGTTGCCATCGGTGAATTTGGCGTTGTTGTCGCGGTAATAGCCTTGGCCCAGCTCCGGACCTGGGCCGGCGCGCTGTTGAGCATAGTCGGCATTGCCACGAAGCCGCATCATGTCAAGCCAATGACGGTCACCAAATATCTCATAAGTGATACTGTTGAATGACGGCATATGGCTAATGTAGGTGCCGCTCGTCCATTGGCCGGACGTGGCTGGGTAATTTGCATTAGGCAGGCTTGCCGGCGGCCCCACCATATTCACCGGACCAAGCCCCGAATATTCTGTTGTCGGCATCGGAGCGCCGAGACCGGCATACGTGCCGCCCGTACCGTTGCCCCCAGGCCCGATGGGCGGGCCATTGTTGATCACCGGAATGCGGCCCGTCGCTTCATTGAGGAGCGTCGCATTCCCATATGTCATGTTCCCGAGCGTGAAGAGCCGGGCATAGTCCCAATTTGCTTCGCTGCCGTTTATGAAGGCTTGCGCCGCCCATTCGGAGATGATTCCTAGATCTGGCCTGTCGCCACCGCCAACGCCGCCGATCACATTGCCTATGGTATTGGGGTTGTAATAGGGCGTATTGCCAGTGCTAGGGTTAGGCGCATAGACATTAACAGACTGCGCAAGATCCATTGGTATAATCAAACCAGTCTTTTCCCAATACAGCTTCTCTCCCGAAGTAAAAGCCGGATAAACCTTGCGCGTCACCCTGGTCGTGGTGCCGACGGGCGACCAGTTGTCCTGATTCGTTTGGTCGAGCAGCAGAACGCTGTTCCAGTGATAATGCTGGACGCGGAAGCCGAATGTTGTCGTGCCGGTGCCCTGCGATGCAGTCATAAACCGCACCGGCCCATAGGTGTAATTAGGCGACAGCACCAAGGACGATTTAGTCGACGCAGAACCAGAGGTAACGATTCCTGTCGGAGCGACGTAATAGAGTTGGTTATTGTTCATCCCGGCGGGGCATGTGCCGGAGCAAGAAGGCCGCACAGCCATTCCGGCATACCATGAATTGGCCCCGGTCGCCGTTGGAACGTCCATGCAATATGCATCGCCCCAGCCCCCATAGCACCCGGCGCTTGCGACAGGCTGGATCGGATTGCTGGCGCTAGATATCGTCGCGTCCAACCCTGTCCAGTTTAGGACCGACGCCGCGCCGTCGAGGACTTCCGGCTTATACGATATGGACTGCGGATCGTTGGCAAAGCCCGCCGGCCCTATATTGCCGGCATTGCCCGTGCTGCCTCCCGCGACATTCATCCAGGCATTGTGAATCTCACATACCCACCTGACATCGCCCGGAGAGACCCCGTCCGAGGCTTGCGTAAAGATATCGATGTTGCACGCCGCATAAAGCAGCGGGTCTTTATTGCCGCTCGTCGCATAGACGAACATGCCGGAGACGACATACTCGTCATACACATTCCCGGCCCGAATGTGCCGCGGGGCGTCCCGTCCGACGTTCGCGATGTTGTCGCACACCCTAAAGGTCGCATCCCCCGAGTCGCGCACCGTGTCGGCTTGGTTGCGCACATCGGAGAGATGGATCTTGAGATCGTGCGCCGCGGGACCGCTGCACAGCACCGAGAGCGCCTGCTTAGAGGTCTCCGAATAGCTTCCCGCGGTCGCGACGAACTCGACTTGATAGGTCGCTCCATTCGCCAGGCTGTTGGGCAGCCATGCCGACCACACCGCATGCCGCCACGAGCCGTTGCTGCCGTTCTCGCGCCAGGTGGAGATCTCATCCCATTGCTGGCCAGGCAACGGCGTATGCGTGGAGGCATCGCGGATCACGGGATTTTGGCCGGGCATGATGTCGCCATAGCGGAACCCCTGGCCGAAGCTGATAGGCGTGCCTGCCGGGAGTGTCGCGCCGGAGAGATTTTGGAATGTGAAGGTCGTCAGGAGGCCCGTGACCGGCGTGGTGCCGACTATCGTAAAGGCTTTCGAATACGGCGAATTGCCTACGCCGGCTTGAGTGGCCTGCAAACAAGTTCCGGAATAGCTCTGGGCCAGCCCGCTCGAATTTACCGAAACAACCCCGGTCGCGCTGTTGACGGAGAAAACACTGTTGTTGTTGCATGTCGCGCCGCTAAAGGTGTCCACACCGGATGTCTTGATCGACCATGTTGGGGCGTTCGTTCCGGAACTGACGGTGGCGCTCGCGGTCCCGACGGTGCTGGCAGTCCCCGCGGAGAAGTTGAGCCCCGTCATCGATAGGTTCGTGAATACGGGCGGCGGCGGTCCCCCGGTGCCGATCAGGGTAAACGCCTGTGAATATGGCGAATTGGTCACTCCAGTCTGGGTCGCCGTCAGACAAAATCCAGGGTAGTTCTGCCCAGGCGCGCTCGCATTTACCGAAACAAGTCCGGTCTGACCATTTTGAGTTGCCGTTATGCTCGTCGTCGTTCCTGAATCAGCTGTCGTTATAGCGCGCGCAGTATTGATATTGAGACCGGATATAGCAAAGAGATTGGTATTGCTTGATGTCAGGTTCCCGGAGAATGCAGGGCCGTTCGACATCGCGACGCTGGCGGTTGCAATCAAAGTTCCCGCGGGCGAGCTGTCCAGCAGAGAGGGGGTTGGAGGGGAGAACGTAATGCCTGTCGGCACTCCCGATGTGACGACTGAGAAATAGGGGTAACTGCTGCACTGTGCGCCAGCATGATCCACGCCGGACGTTTTGATTGACCAGGTCGGCGAGTTTACGCCGGAGCTAACGGTCGAGGTCGCGGTTCCAACCGTGCCAGCCGTGTTCGACGGAAAGCTGAGATTTGACAGCGCCACCTGCGTAAAGACAGGCCCGACTGCCCCGGTGCCGACCAGGGTGAATGCCTTGGAAAACGGCGAATTGCCCACCCCGGCCTGCGTCGCCCGCAAGCAGGTTCCGGGGTAGCTCTGCACTGGTGCGGTGGCGTTTACGGATACGATGCCGGTTGGGCCATTGGTGGCCACCGGGGCGGGGCCGCTGTTGGAGAATCCGTTGTTATATGCAAACCATCCCTGGCTGGCCGTGTTGACGTACATCACGCCGTTAGACACGTCCATTTCGGTGCCGATACCAGTCGCCACACCATTTAACAGCACATTGTACTCACCGGGTCGCCCAGATGCCGCGGTCCCCCACGTCCATGTTCCGTCGGAGGTGGTAAGCGCTGGGCCACTTGGTGCAGTAGATGTGATTAAGCTGGTCGAGTTGGCGACCGTGAAATAGGCGCTGTAATCGTTGCACTGTGCGCCAACGCTATCGAAGCCAGAATTTTGGAGATCCCACGTCGGCGAAGCCTGCCCAGTGCTGAGCGCCGCAGTCGCAGTACCGACCGTCCCGCTAGTCCCGGTAGTAAAAGTGAGGGTCGGCATTGTTATGGACGTGAAGATGGTTGGCACAATGCCCCCCTGCACGCCGCGCGATAGGAAGAATTCCTTAGTTAATGCGGCTCCCCCGCCGGCGATCAGAAGCAAAAGGGCAAGAGGCAGAAGCCGCCGCATTATGATGTCCTCGGGCTCAGCCAACACATGCCGAACATAGTGCCGGCAGCAGGAAATAGCTTAATTCCAGTAGTGGCCTGGGATGTAGTCAACGGGCCGACGCCTGCTACAGTCAGCAATTGCTCCGCCGCGGAGCCGGTATCAAATGACCGCGTTACGGCGTGGATATCGTTTGAGAACCCCATGCCGGTGCCGAATGAGAAGCTCAGGTCTATATCTAATGTAGCTCCGTTATTGGTGCCTGTAGGAAGCGGAGAAGAAAGCAAAAATCCGTTGGATGGCCCCCCATCAGCCGTGCTAACCCAAAGATCACCCGGACTGATAACGTTGCCGGACAGCTGGAGTATATAGCTGTAGCCGGCCGTCTGAAATGTCCCAGCATACGCCAGCTGCAGGGTTATTCCCCCCGATGCCGTCTGCAATCCCACCCCGCTGCACGCCAAGTGCAGGCGAGGATAGCCGCTCAACCCAAGCCACTGGAAAGAACTCACGGAAGCGCTCGACGCAGCGCTCTGATACCATGTGCCGGGAAGGAAGCCTGACGCCACATAATTGTTGCTGGGGTTGGCTTGGAGGCATACTTCGCCGCCAGGATAAAGCACGATCTGGCCGCCCGTTACCGCTGGGTTGCCATTGACTACCCCGGCCGCGCCAGAAATCGTTGAGGTTGTCGCCGTGATCGTCATGAGCGCGGTGCCGTTGTTTTTGAAGCATGACCCGTGCCCAGGCGGAAAGACCGCCTGCGTGAGGGTCGTGCTCCCGACTGTCTGTGAATTATTCACCGTCCAGGTCGTCCCGGAGCCAGCGGTGACGTAGGTATTGTCAAGCACCCCGAGTCCAGTGATGACGGAACCAATCGTGACGGCATTAGATGGCGTTGAAAGCGTAGTGCCCGAGATTGACCCAGTGAAAGTTGATACTACGCTTTGCGGCATCGTATAAGTCGCGGCGGAGGCGCCGGCAAACACCAGGGTCGCAAAGTCGTCGCTCGCCCTTGTGGTGCACCCGGTCGCAATGCTGTTCCTATATACCACGCTGTAAGAGCCCGCGGCCGGCGAGCAGATCGGCGCGTTGAGGTCGAGGAGTTCACCCTGCAGGCTCATCGACATGCCCGGAACAATGCGCTGTCCGGACTGGTCGGCATAAGCGTGCGAAGCCGCGAGGATCAGAGCGAGAGCAAGCCAACGTCTCATGGCACTGTCCTCAAAGTAGTAGCGCTCTTGACAATGAAATGCCCGCACTGGTTGGCCTGTACGGGAATGCCCACGCCAGCCGCCTGATTATTGATAAAGTGCGCAGTGGTATCTGGGTAGACCAGCAGCGCGTTGTTCGCGTCTTCGTTGCAAACATACAGATGATTGAAGGCCACCATTAGCGCGGCATCAAACCGCACAGCCGCCGTACCGGCGCAGCCATTTGCGAGGGTCGTGCAATTCGCGCCGCTCCCGACATAATTCTGCTGGGTCGTAAGGTCGGTCGCCGTTCCCAGCGTCGTGCCCGCGGCGGTGACGCCGGTTGTTCCAGTGTCATTGGTGGCTCCCCCACCCGTGCCGCAAGACCCTGTCAGGAGGACGACCACGTTGCTGGCATTCAAACCTAGACAGGAAACCTGCGTCCCCGTAGCAAGCCCCGTTGCTGTGATCGCGCCGGTGGCCGTCAGAGTCGTGAACTTGCCGGCTGCCGGAGCTGTTGCGCCGATGGACGGAGGCGAGGCGAGATAAGTGCTAAAGCCGGTCCCGGATACGGTGCTTGATGCTGAAAGGGTCGTGAAGGCGCCGGCTGCTGCCGATGTCCCACCAATTGCAGGGGGAGAGGCCAGGTAATTACTAAACCCTACCCCGGAAATTCCGGCTGACGCGGATAATGTCGTGAAAGAGCCTCCCGCTGCGGCTGTGCCGCCGATAGCCGGCGGTGACGCCAGATACGTCGAGAAGCCAGTACCTGATACTGTGGAGCTGGCCGCAAGCGTCGTGAATGATCCTGCTGCCGCAACGGTGCCGCCGATCCCCGGAGGGGATGCTAGGTAGTTGCTAAACCCAACCCCGGTTACCGCTCCGGAAGCCGAGAGCGCGGTAAAGGAGCCGGCCGCCGATGTGGTCGCTCCGATTGCCGGAGGAGAAGCGAGGTATGTGCTGAAGCCAGTCCCCGATACCGCGCCAGAGGCCGACAGCGTCGTGAATGCACCGCCCGCAGGCGCAGTCCCACCAATAGCCGGTGGGGACGCCAAGTATGTGCTGAAGCCAGTTCCCGAGACGGCACCGGAAGCCGACAGCGTCGTAAACGCGCCAGCCGCAGGGGCCGAGCCGCCGATAGCAGGAGGAGAGGCTAGGTAAGTCGAGAAGCCGGTGCCCGATACAGTGGAGCTGGCCGAGAGGGTGGTGAACGCGCCTCCCGCTGGAGTCGTGCCGCCGATCGCCGATGGTGCCGCCCAATTGATGATCGCATTCGACAAGAGGCCGGTTCCGAGCGTCTCTGCGATGGTGCTGTTCCCGGTCGTTCCGACTGGCAGCCCTACATTGCTCAGGGTATCTGTGCCTGTCCAGAAGGGGATGTTGTTGACAGTGGATGTCCCAGCCGATGTAACGCTTCCCCCGCCGAGACAGGAGCCAGCAACCCAAGCGCCAGCCGACCCGATGATGCAGTCGCCATTGACGGGCACGATCCCCGCCGGAGTGTTGGTGCCGTTAGAGACAACGATGTCGCCGCTCGTAGGCCAGGTCGGAGCACTGCCGGCGGTGTTGGTAAAGTCGAGAATGACTTCGATCGGGAAGGAGCCACCCGCGGCATTGGTCGATAGGACATTGCCGATCGTTTGGACGCCAGCGGGCCGCGTCGCCCCGCCGTCATGGCAGTTGCCGGCTACGGTAGAGCTAAGGACAACGAAATGGCCGGCCGTTGTCGCACCGTCAAAGGTGCATGAAGCCTGGCCGTGGATGGCGATTTGGGCACTGCCGGTGGTTCCGGCGCCACCGATGACAACCCCTATAGCGGCGTCGGTATCGCTGACGAGCGTCGTCAATGCCGTTGATGGTGCGCCGGAAAACTTCGCGACTAGCCCTGCGGTCGTGCCGCCGGTCCCGGCGTTCGGGATTTCGACGGCGATGGCCTTAGAGGTAAAGTCAAAGTGCTCGCTGGTGCTGACGATGGTGCCGTTGTCCGTTAGGCCGGAAACAACAGGCGAGCTTGCGCCGTTTCCTTTATAGATCGCGTTAGCGGTTTGGGTAGTAAGGCCGGTCCCTCCATTTGCGACTGTGAATGGGGCTCCGAGAAGCGTCAGGACGCTCGCTGTCGAGCACAGCGAAGGCACGCTCGACCCATTAGTACAGAGTATCGAACTGGCTGCTGATGGGAGAGCCGCCCATGCTCCGCCTGTCCCGTAAACCAGATCATTGTTGACCGGCGCGAGAGCCCCAGGGGTATTGGTGGTGTTCGAGACGACTATGCTGCCGGATGCGGGCCACGTCGGTGGGCTGCCCGCGGTATTTGTGAATTCGGGGCTGAAAACCATCGCATAGGAGCCGGCGCCGCCCCCATTCGTGGCGAGCACGCGCCCGATTACCTGCGCCCCGCCTGGCCGCGTGCCGGACGCGGTATCGTGGCATTTCCCGGCGACGGTCGTGCTGATTACGACCCAGTCGCCCGCCGTGGTCGATCCGTCAAACGAGCAATTTGCTTGGCCGCCAACAACGATCTGGGCGTTCCCGGTCGTCCCGCCCCCACTAAGAACCACACCGATCGCGTTATCGGTATCGCTCGTCAGGGCCGTCAGAGCCCTTGATGGAGCACCCGATAGCTTCGCCAGCAGCCCGTTTGTGGTGCCACCAGATGATGCATTTGCGATTTCGATTACTTGACTTTGATTGGTAAGGTCGAGCGGTTCAGTTGTACTGACTAGCGCGCCGTTATCCGATAGGCTCGATACGGCCATATTCGCCGTGCCGGCACCTTTGTAAATCGCACCCGTGGTTAAGGTGGCGAGGCCGGTGCCGCCATTGGGAACCGAAAACGGAGTGCCCAGAACACCTAGGATGGTGGCGGCGGCGCCATAGGAAACTTGATTTGCTGAAGAAATATAAGGGATTGTATTCGTCAGAGGCGTCGCCGGATAGGATACCCCGTTCACCTTCGAATTCGTTACCGTGATCGCAGTCGTACCCATGCCCGACGCGTCGCCGCCGAGAGTGATTGTCTGGTTGCCCGTCAGATACCCCAGGATACCTTGCATCGTGGTCGGCGAGCACATCGACAATATGGAGGTAGAATCAACGCAGGGGACCGAACTCGCCACCGGAGCCAGCGCCGTCCATGCATTGCCCGTCCCATAGACCAAACTATTGTTGACCGGCGCAAGTCCGGAAGGTGAGTTCGTGCTGTTGCTGATAACGAGGCTGTCCGCAGCGGGCCAGGTGACATTGCCGCTTGCCCCGCCCGACGCATTCAGCGTCGTGCCGCCACCGCTTAGGGTCAGATTTGTGCCGAGCGTGATTGCCCGCAGATGTCCGGACGGATCTGTGCCGAGCAACGGTGCCATGGGTAGACCGGAGACAGTCACGGCACCAGACAGAGTCGGGGCTGATAATGTCGGCGCGGCCATCGGCGCATAACCCTGCGCCTGGACGTAGGCTGTCGTCGCGATCTTCGTGGTGTTGTCCGCCGTGGTTGGGGTCGGGGCGAGCGGTGTGCCGGTAAAAGTCGGTGAGGCGAGCGGCGCAAAGCCGGGGATCGTCAGCCCACTCGGCAGCGTTATGCTGGGCGTCGGCACGCCTGAGCCATTGAACGTGAGGATGCCGTTGTTGACCCCGGTCAGCGGCCCAATGGCATTGAGCCCGATGTAAACCCCGAGCTGAGTGGCGCCGTTGGCGATCGAGCCCGACGAGAGAGCCGTGCCGCACGTCAGAGCCGTACCATATGCCGTATAGCCGAGGTTTGAGTTGCCGCCGCCGCAGGCTGGAGCAGCGAGCGGGCCGGGCGGTTGCACCACTTGGCCGGCGTTTGCCGTCGCCGCCCATACCAGCGCTAGGACAGCGAGTATAATTCTCATTGGTGCGCCCCTACCGATACCAGCAAGTGTAGGTTGTGCCCGCCCCGCTCCCGATAATCGAAATCGCGGGCGGTATCGGTTCGACCGGGGAATTCCAGATGTACGTTGTGCCTGGGAAGATGTGCAGCGATGGCGACGCCGTGGTCGCTGTGCCGCTCGCCAAAATGTTTATCCAGATATCCTGCGTCGCATGAGTGTTCTGAAGCAGCAGATAGGTTTGCGGGCTGGGGAAGCCGGTTCCTGACGATGGGAACACGACCTGAGCGGCGGATGCGCCGGCTGTGCCCGAACAATTTGAGACCGGCCCATAAACCTGCTGCGCGTCGGCCAAAGAAAGGGTAAGCCATGACAGCGCGAGCGCCGTCAGCAATGCGCGGAGAATCATTTCATTTCTGTTCCTATTTTGAGCCCTTTGACGGGCCGATGCGCGTCGCTACTTGTGGTAGCGAGAGGAAAAACACCGTGAAAACCACAGCAGCACTCGCGATAGGCTTCTGCCTCATCGCTTCAACCGGACATGCCCAAGGCTGGGCGCAGGCGTTGACTGGGTTCCTACAGGGCGACCAGGAGCACTATCTGCAGCAACAAAACATCCAGCGCGGCTATCCGGCCCAGGTCTACCGACCAACCTATGGAGGACAATCGTACACGACGTATTTCAACTACAACGGTCGGATCATTACCTGTATCCCGATGGGGAACGGGGCGACCTATTGCCAGTGAGTCCGCAAATGATCAAAGGATGGAAACCCATTAGCGAGGCGCCACCAGAAGTGGCTGATATCGTCCGTTTTGCTGCGCCGCCGCAAGTCGGCCAGCATGTAGGGCGCTGTTATACGCTGGATGATGGTCGCTGGGTCGTTCTGATGTTTTCGAGCCACAGACCGACAAGCTATTTCATTTTACCTGAGCCGCCCCGATGAAGCTGATTTGGGCCGATCGGGTCGCCATCTTCTGGCTGGCCCTGTGCTCCTTATTTTTCTTCTGCGTAAATGGTCGAGAGGCCATCTCGGGTATGCTGTCCGATCCGAGCGCGATGTTCGTCTTGTTCGTGGTTCCTTGGATCGTGATGCGGCTGTTCGCTTTACTGTTCCAGGGGCGCCATGTCGCCCGATGATCCGGCGTGGCTTAAAGGGCTGGCCGCGTTCTTGGCGGTCGCGGTTGGGCAAGGAATTGCTCGCCTACGGCTCCGACGACGCCCCGACCCACGGGGCCATAACGCTGGCCAGCGGTCCGAAGCTCCGCAGACCTTGAGCTATCGGCTGGGCGCCCGCTGGGCGCGTCGCCATAACATGGGCCAGAGCCGCCCGTCCTAGAGGGGAATACATTCCTGCCGTGGCCGCGCCACCGCCAGCAACGCCCAATGCAGTTGCCGGGCTCAGGGCGTGCCCCGCCAGCGCTCCCCCCAAAATCGTCGCTAAGCTGCGATATGGCGTCCCGGAGTCCGGGACTCGATTGCCGAGGATGCTCTTGCCCGCTTCCGCGTATCCCTGCATCAGCGCATCGCCCGCGGCAAAGGCATTTTTGCGCATGCTCGGGTCGAGCGATTTGGTCGCCGCCTGCAATTGTGCCGGCGAAAATACCCCCGGATCGGCACCGGGCCGCCCCGCCGCGTTGTTGACCCGCAAGGAATGCGCAAAGGCATTGTCAACGTTCGCCATTGCCGCCCCAGCGATCGGATTCTCAAGATTCTGCGCGTTGCGCATGATTTGCTGGGTTTGATACAAGGCGCCAGCTAGACGCTTATCCCATTCGGTCCCGCTCGGGTTTGCCGCGAGCCCGGCAGCCAATTTCCCGATGTCGCTTTTCGCTGCGTGGAAGGATTCGCCCGTAATGCCGCCGCCGGATGAGAGGCGATTATTAATCATCAGATTGACAGCATCATCGTATTGCGAGACATGACCGGTCGGCAGCGATGCCGCTACGTTACCACGCAAGTTCGCTAGGTCGCTCCGAAACTGAGTGGCAGCTGGTGAACCTACCGGCCAGCCGAGCTGTGGCTTGATGGCGGCGTAAGCGTCGTCGATTTTGCCCTGCATCTCGCCAATAGCCCCGCGACCCATGCCGCTCGCTTCCAGCCTCTGGCCTATCGGTGCCAGCGCCTGATTGGCCGCCCCACGGTCGAACTGCTGCACCGCGTTCGCGCGACCGGAGCGAATGAAATCGCCCATGATTGGCACGCTTCCGGCAGCTTCCTCTAGACGATTTGCGCCACCGCCTAGGATTTGCCCAGGTGTCGGCCTCACCCCTGCATTCATGAGCGCCTGCAGCCCCGGATCTGTCGCTCCGCTGACGGCGCGCGCCGCGCCACCGAGAACCAGTGGCGCAGCGGCTCCCCCTGCAGCACCATACGCAGCATTCTTTCCGGTCTTAGACCAAAAGTATGGGTCGTTCGGGTCGACAGGATTAAGCGCACCAGAAGCCGCCCCCGTAGCTGCGCCAGAACCTAGCCGAGCTAATAGCGATGCACTTCCGGCCCCCGGCATCAGTGCGGCGATCGGCGCTGTCACGGCCACATTGCCTGCCAATTCAGCGGCTTTCCCGGCCGCTCCGGGGAAAGCGTTTTCCTTCTCAAAGTCGGCGCGCGCTTGCTGATTAGCCGCGGCAATGCTTGGCGCTTGCGATGGGAATGCCTTGCCCAGCATGGCCGCTGCCTGGTCGATCGGCTGCCGCCCACCTTCGAGGAAATTCGTCATCAACGATGGCGATCCGGTATGTACGGGCGCAACAGGTGCGGCGATAGCGTATCCCGGCGGTGGCGGCACAATACCAGAGTCTGGGTCGGCGAGCGTATACCCCGGCGGGAGATCCGTCATCGAGCGGGAGCCTGCGGACTAAAGGGCTGGTTCGTTATCGAGTCGAACCATTGCCCGTTCTGCTCATAGATCCGGTGGCCGCCGGGGCCTATCGCCTCGCGTCGAGCAGGAGGCCCCGCAGGCGCGGCGGGAGTGCCGCTACCCTGTCCCCCACCGCCAGCCTTAACATCCTCCGGGAACACCGCGCCACGCTGGCGTAATGCGCCCATGTACTCGTTCGCCACGTCAGGCAAGGGTGCCATGCGGTTATAGGCGCTATCGAATAGAGCGAGCGGGACGCCCTTGTGCGCGACCGTAAACTCTGTTGCCAGCCTCGCTCGCTCATCCTGCCATTTGGAGCGAGCCAGAACGTCATTCATCATCTGGTAGTTGGTCTCGCGCGGGATCGCCAGGTTAGGGTTGGCCTTTTGCAGTCCCGTTATCTCGGAAACCCGTGGCTGTCCGGGCAGCGCTTTAAGGGCCGCGAACACCAAGTCGGTCGAGGCTTTGTCGAATTCCGCGGCGCTGGCGGGTGCCCATCCGGCCGGATATGCCCAATCCGCCCCAAGGCCATGTGCCGTATTTGCTAGTTCCGACCCAATGCGCGCGGCGTTGCTCGTTACGAAGCCACGCTCTAGGACGCCATGCAGCCGCAACAAGTCTTGGTTGATCTGCTGGTTTGCTCCTTGTTCTTTGTTGTATGTGGACAGCCGCTCTGCGTCGGTTTTCTGAATTTCCTTTTGCATTTCAGTCGGTGGGCCAGCTGGGCCGCCCGGCTGCGGTATACCAGCACCTCCCGGAAACATATCATCGACATGCACCTGAGAGATGTCCCTTTGTCCGGTTGGCGTGTTGGCGACGAAGGACGGTGCGGCGCTATACGGGGTCTGTTTCGGAGGCGGAATACTGGAAAGCGGAGGAGGTGCAGGCATGCCTCCCTGCATCGCTCCACCAGCGGACAATCCTCCTGTTTGCTGAGGTGCTGCGCCGGGAGCCGGGTTTGCAAACTGTGGGGCTTGCGCCGCGGTGCCCTGCATCGGATTACCAAACTTGTCGTAATAAGTCTCTGGCTTGAATTGCCCAGCGCCTCCGGCGTGCGCCGCGGCCACGCCGGAAATGGCTGGCAAGGCGCCGTGAGCCATTGAAATATCTCCGCTCGGACCCTCTATCGCGCCCTCAGGAAGCTGTGGGTTTTGCACGGCCAAGTGATACTGCATCGTCTCCGGGTCTAATTCGAAAATTGGCGATCCGCGCCGCTCACCGCCAATAAACGGCTTGATGCCAGATTTGCTGAGAGCCGCGGAAAGGGCGAAAGTCCGCCCCTGGCCAGGGGGCATAAGCTTCGCTGAGAAATAATCCTGAAGCGGCTCCGGAATCTTTGCCCCGTAGGCTCCCATCAAAGCCTGTTGCTTTAATGCCTCCGTCCCCTCAGGAGACAACATAGATTGACCTGGTGCTGCTCTCGCTCCAGACCCCGCGTCTGTTCCGGATGACTGCGCCGTATTCTGCGCCACTTGTGGTCGGCCGCCGATGCCCTGGAATGGGGCAATACCGGCGTTCTTCGCTCCTGACCAAGCCCCCCAGCCATTCTGCGAGGCATGGCGCAGCGCAAAATCGATCGTCGCCTTTTCGTTGTTCGGGTCCAACGGGTTAAGGCCGGTCTGCGCCATAAACTGGTCGCCGACCGCGTTGCCTTTGCCGCCGGGCGTGACGTGGAGTTGGAATGCGTTGCCCGATGTGCCGCCATCGCCGCTCGGACCAGCCGGAGCACCCAGCCCCTCGCTGGATGCGACCTTTACCGCAGTGGGCGGGTCGATCCCGTATTTTGCCGCGGTCTGCTCTATGAACGGAGCTAGGCCGCGAGGATCGGCGACATTGCCGCCGCCCGCGCCACTCGTTGGCGAGCCACCACCGCCCAATATCTTGGTCCAATCCGGACCTTGATACGCCCCGGATGTTATTCCCTGTGCGTTGGGCATCGCTCCGCCGAGAGCAGCGCCTTGCAACCGTGTCTGGCTGAGCGCAGCAAGATTCTTCAGCGCCTCGCCGGTTATCCCTTGCTGCCCAAGCTGGTATTCTTGGGCTTGCCGTGGGCCACCAGCCAGGAAAGCCGAACGAGTCAGAGGCGAATAGCCTTGAGGGTTTTGCGCCAATTCCTGGTAAGGGTTCGGATTGGCCATTAACCGGGCAAGTTCTGGTTGAGCTGCGATGCGCGCCTGCGTCGTGTTCTGCACGGCGCTGTTCTGCATGTCGTGGCCTTGGGACGCGCCAAGGAATTTAGCCAATACTCCGATAGGTCCATAAGTAGATTCGGGGTTAGCCGCCGCGGTTGCCGAAAGCTGTGCGCCCTGCATCCCTTGCAGCATCTGCGGTGCGAGCGGATCTTGCCCGGCGAGGATCGCGGCCAGAAGGTTGGAGTCGGCCATCTGCTATGCCAATCCCAGCGCAGCAAGACCTAGAGGCAGGCCCGCTGCGGCGGTCGCGCCACCGCCCAACGCATCTGCGCCTCCCCCAAGGAGCGCGCCAAGCAGTCCCGACGTGGGGCTGACGCCGAGTAAGCCACCAAGCCCCTGCGACCCGAATAGCAGATTACTGCCGCCAGCCGCATTGGCTAGCCCTCCAAGCTGGCTAAACAGCTGGTTGTTCAATGTGTTGCCGCCGACGAACGAATTGAGGTTCCCTTGGTTTGCCGCGCCCTGTAGCCCTGCGATATTGGGTGGGGTGACTGTGGTTGCGGTGCCCCCTTGGCTTGGAAGGCCGCCGGCCCATGTGAAATTCCCGAGCGACCCCAAGCCCGCAAGCTGACCTGCCGAGCCGCCAAGCAGCCCTTCCCCCAGCCCGGCTAATCCCGACAGCGCTGCTAACGGCTCGCCCCATTGCGTCGTGCGCTCGTTAAAACCCTGAAGGTTGGCGGCATTCGACAGGTTCGCATTCGCGTAGTTCTGGCCAAAACCCTGCTGTTGCGCTTGGTTGGCAAAATTTCCCTGTGCCAGCGCCGCTTGGTTGGCTAGTTCTGCATTCGTCAGGTTTTGGCCGAAGCCCTGGGCTTGCGCCTGGTTGGCGAATTGGCCCTGCGCCTCTCTCTCGCCCACGCCTTGCTGGCGCGAACTGAGGTTTTCGCCGAATAACCTAGCTTGTTCCTCATTCCCCGCGGCGACGGCGGCATTCTGGGCCTGCTGATAGGCGAACGTTTGTTGACGGCCGAGGTCGCCTTGCGATCGATCAAAGGCGCTGGAGCCTGCCGAAATCCCCTGGTCGGCAAGCTGCTGAGCGAGGTCGGAACGTCTTTCGGCAAATTGCGGATCTAAATAGCCTGCTTGTGTATTGTAGGCCGCATTTTGCGCCGCGGTGACCTCGTTCGAGAAGTCGGTCGAACTCGACGGAAGAGCCGTCAACCCGGAGAAATCGAGACTGTTCTGGATCGGGCCGCCGGCGGCATTTGAAACTTGGTTTACGCTTGTTTGGATTGGCCCCGCAGCGGCTGACCCCGTAAGCGCCGGTAGTCCTTCCGTGCTGACCGGCGAAGTCGGGAGTTGGCCTCCCCATGTGTTGATGGCCTGATTGACCAGTCCGGAACCTTGTCCGGCCGTGCCGGCGGCGTAGTTGCCAACCGTATTCGCATTGTTGGCGAGGCCCGACGCAAGACCGGTCTGGGCGTTGAAAACATTGCCCGCCTGCGGGCTGAGGTACTGGCTCTGCGTGTAGGAAGTTGGCAGCCCAGTGTTGGGATCGTAGGAATTGGCAGCCCATCCGCTCTGGCCAAGCGGGCTTATTACATTTGCGTTGTTGAGCGCCGCCTGCGTCTGCGCAGCCTGAATATTCGATCCCGCTTGCTGGCCGATAAGGCCGGCGGCATTTACCGATGGAGGTGCAGTCGCCCCGCCCTTAGACACGCTTTCCTCTATCTCCTATCCATCGGCATTCCTCGCGGAGCATGCCGTAAATCACAGCGTCGTTTCCGTTGAGATATGAACGGCGCATTACGCCTTCTTCGCGGAAGCCGAGCCGAGCGAGGAACGCCCGCACCGACTCGTTGGTATGCTCAGTAACGCAGGTCACCCGATGGCATCCGAGCTGTTCAAAGGGATATGAGAACAGACCTCGCAAGATCCGGCTGGTGCACCAGCGCGGCGACACCGCGGCGCAGGTGATCTCAATGTTGGCTTGGCGATACCAGTTGTAGACGACACCCGCGATTAACTCATGCCTCAGTTTTATCGTGTTGATATCTCCGCAAAGGATGCCGATTGCCGTGCATGGACCGAAATCATCGATGCCGAGCCGCCGACCTACCCAATGCGCCACATCTGCATCATGGCCAACCAATAGGGAAATCAGAGCGCGCGTCCCGGCTCGATCAGCAAATCCGTGCGTATCCATGTCGTCGCCACGGAAGCATTTGCTGCCAGGCTAATCCCGACCGCCGACCCTTGGCCGCCGCCGATATGCCACCGAGGATCGGTGACGCCGATATTACCGCCCCATACCCGCGGCGGACCCCAATTGCCGGCTCCCCATATCAGCGCGTTGAGCAGCCCTACCGTTTCGCCGGGAAACGATATGCCGGATAGCTGGTAATCGTAGCCGAGACCGAGGTTGAACATTGCAACGCCATTGCTCTGCACGACCGGTCGCACGGCGGTGACGCGCTTGATTAGCGGCGTCTGGAAGGTCTGCCATGCCTGTTGACCTTGGCACAGGATCGGAGAGCCAGCATCGTGTGCGCCGATATCGGCTTGCATAACCATGCCGCGCGGGCCGCCATAATAGAGATGATCGTTGTAGATACCCCAACACAAAGCCGGCATGCCGCGGAATCGACACCATGATTGGTTCGATGTGTTGTAGATATGCTGACTAAACGTCCCGTTGATATTCGGGATGTTGTAGATCATCCGAGTCCCGATAGCGTAATAGATCGCCTGCCACCCCGGCAAATTCTTGCCCGCGATGTAAGCCGCAGTGGCCGCGCCCGAAATCTTTGTTCGTGGTGCGGTTTCGCCCAACTTCAGCGCAATGAGTCTCTTGCTAAACTGCTCATGGTCGTTGGCGCTCATAATGTAGATGTCGCCGCCATACCGGAAAATGCCGCGTTGAGCGACCGGCGCCGGGATCATATAGCGTCCGACCAATGCCCAGTTGTTCGGGTTGCTTGGGTCGGTGCCCTGATAGAGCATGACCTCGCCAGAAGTCATAAAAAAGCAGGTGTAATCGTCGATCCCCGTTCCGCCGTCATAGGACAGCACCTCGACGGCCATCAGGTTCCCGCCTTCTCGGGTCACCATGCTCAGCGGGAAATTCGACAGGGCACCGCCAATGCCCAAAACCGGCCCGTACCAGAAGCTCGGATCTTTCCCCGTCCAGAAATAGACTCGATTGTTAAACGCGCCGACGCCGGAAAATGTGCTTGTGTCCGCGCCGGTATATCCGGCAACGCCCCATGTTGTGCCGTCGTAAATCTGCGCTGGATCTCTGCCGTTTACCCAGATCGACCGGCTGTTGAAGTGTACGGTCTGCCATACATCGCTGACAAACCCGCTTGCCAGCGGCGTGCCGGCCGCACCTCCCGACGAGATGTCGAAGATCTTGCCTCCCGCAGCAGCAAGAAACTTATTGATCGTGCCGGCGCGCAATATCGCGAGGGTCTGAACGCCCGCGATTGGATCAAGCCCCGTGGCAAAACTGACGGTCCCGCCGCGGCTGGTCAGCCCACCGAAGTCGGGAAACCAGTTGTCGAGCAGGACTGCGTCTTTTGGGTCCATCGCCTCGAACGCATCGCGCGTGTTCCAGCCGCCTAATGGGGCCGGGACTTGCTGCGGCTGATTCGTGCGGCGCTGTGCACGCTGGCGCTGCTGCGGCGTCATTCGGATAGCGGCGTAGCGTCATAGGGCAGGCCAGGCGGGATGTAGTCCCCCAGCGCATTGACCGCCTCAAAGTCACCGGCAACGCCGGCAAGAAACTCCACCGTCAGGACATTCCCGACGCTTGCGCGAAGATCTATCTTGGTGCGGTTCACCAGATCACGACCGCCCGCCGGGATTTCGAGCGTTGACTGAAAGAGGATCGCTCCAGCGCCGGTCGGGCCGTCGCGCACGACCACGGCAGCGCTTCCCGCAGATGTGCCAGCGAGGGTGCAATACATTGCCCGCAAGCGGGCCTGATACCCCAGGTTCTGGCTTGTCGCCACGGCGATCGACGCCACTCCACCGGCTGCGCTGCGAGTCGTTACCTGCCATGTCATGTAAGATCCTTGGGGTCCTCTCCATACGGGATGCCGAAAGGCACGTAATCGCCGTGCGCGCTGATTTGCTGCACGGCGCCTGGCGTCCCGCCCAGGAATTCCACCGTCAAGACGCCTCCAGCCGTCGCGCGCAGGTCGATGTTGTTGAAGTCCAGAACATCGCGGCTGTTGGCTGCGGTATAGAGATCCGCTTCGAATATGATCTGCCCCACCCCTAATAAGCCATCCCGCACAACCATCGTCGCCATGCCAGCCGAGCCCCCGGAAACCGTCAAATACAGGGACCGCAAGCGGGTCTGATAGGTTTGATTCGGCCCAAGGCCGATGGCGAGCGAGGCCGCCGCCCCCGCAGGAGCTGTGCCGCCGCCAACCCAGACCGGACCAGGCTGGCCTGGGATCGTAAACGCCCGGAGAACAAGGTTCTTCTCGGCGTACCGGACGAATTGGTACGGCCTGAGTTCCGGCCGCAAAAACAACTGGCTGCCAACCGGGCGAATAGCCGGCGGTGCCAGCGTGGACTGGAGGAGATTGCGCTCCGCGCCACGGACGAATTGGTATGGCCTTAACTCTGGGCGGCCAGATGACTGAGTCCCCGCGAGCCTCGCATCCTGGCTGCGCAGGGTCGTGAGAACGAGGTTGCCAGCCTGAGACCGGTCCGGTTGCGCCGCACTCTTGGGAAGCGGCCAATCGTACTGCGCGAATGGCGTCGCCAGTATCAGGAACTGAACCTGGACATTCCAGGCCCATGAGCGCGCCGGCGGCGTCTGGATGCGCGGTAGATCGTAGACTTGCGAGCCTACAAGCCGTGCGTCCTGCCCGGCCAGCGTCGAACTAACGAGGGCCTGTATCCATGTTTCGTCGATCCTGGCGGCCACTTTGGGCACCGGCCAATCGTATTGATTGAACGGGACCGGGTTTGCCGTAAAGAGGACGACTGGGCTCTGCGATATCCACGATCGACCGAACTGCGACGGCCCTAACGGCGGCCTGTCGGATACCTGCTGACCGGCCAGCCGCGCGTCTTGGCCCGCCAGCGTTGTCGTAACGAGAGACCCGACCCAGGTCTCGTCTATGCGCCCCGCAACCCTCGGGTTCGGCCAATCATACTGATTGAACGGGACCGGGTTCGCTGTGAACAGGACGATCGGAGACGAGCCTGTCCACGATCTGACGAACTGCGGCGAACCGGACGGCGGATTGCCGAATGATTGATCGCCGGCAAGGGTTGCGTCCTGCCCGACGAGGGTCGTGCTGACAAGGTTCTGCGCCCAGCTCTCGTCGATGCGCTGGGCGACCCTTGGGCTGGGCCAATCGTATTGCGCAAAAGGCTGCGGCGGTATCACCACCGCGTAGGCAAAAAAGCTGTTCTGCGCCTGCCGATACCATGCGGGCCACAACGGGGGATCGTACTGTTGCCTGCCGACCGGCCTCGCCGCCGCTGCGACGGCTAATGTGCTGGTTTGCCCGGACCAACTATAGAACCGATCCGGCTGAACCGTTGCCGGCCCCAGAGCAAACGACTGCTCGCCAGAGAGCGTAGCATCTTGGCCGCGGAGCGTCGTTTGCAGCAGATTGCTGCCGGCTCCCGGTACGAGCGGGGCCGCGCCTTGCGGTAGCGCGAACCATTGGTCGCCGGGCGGGAGCGATGGCACACCTGCCAGCAACGGCTGGTAGGACTGCGCATAGAACCGACCTGGCGAGACCGGGACTGCCGAACGATCGAATGACTGTTCGCCGACCGGCAGCGGAAAGGTTATGCCGGACTGACCGTAGAACCGGCCCGGCTGCGCCCCGACGATCGGCAGGGCGAAGGACTGCTCACCGACGAGCACCGCGTCCTGGCCCGCGAGGGTCGTAAGGACGAGGCTGCTAGCCGCTCCCCTGATGAATTGGGGAGGACCAAGATCCTGCCGGGCGGTGACTTGGTCGCCCGCCAGCGTCGCATCCTTGCTACGGAGCGTCGTCAGGACGAGGTTGCAGGACGCCGATCGGACGAATTGCGCCGGCCCGAGATCTTGCCGGGCCGAGACCTGATCGCCGGCAAGGGTTGCGTCCTGCCCCGCGAGGGTCGTCAGGAGTAGATTGTATCCGCCGCCTTGGCTCGGCTGGGCTGCGCTTTTCGGCAGCTCAAACCATTGATCGCCTGGCGGCGCCGCCGCCGCAACCGCAGCCGACGCCAGCAGTGCAAGCGGCGACCCATTTGCTGTTTCGCCGGGCGGGTCAACAATCCACCGCCGTACCCATAGCGGCTTGCGGAATATTGCGTCCGGCGGGACCAGCGTTAGATAATTCGGGGTGCCGTCTTGGGACCGACGAGATATTCCCGTCGGGTCAGTTTCCCATCGCCTCGTATAAAGTAGAGGACGAAGGGTAACCGGAGAAGCCGGCGTGTAGGTGATAACAATGAGGCCCGCCTGACCGGCACCAACAGTGCCGCCGGCCGCGGTGCCGTGCGCACCTCCGCCTCCACCATAGAGGCCGCCCGCAAACCCATTCCCCGTAGAGGTGGCACCCGCACCCCCTGCGCCACATCCGTGCGTGCCATCGAATTCTGTGCCTGACGCCCCGGCTCCGGCACCGCCCGCTACGGTGCTTGAATCGGCGTTGCCGCCGGTAACACTTGTCGCATTGCTGCCTGCGCCATTTGGGCCTGCCGCACCGCCGCCGCCCCACGCTACGCTTGTTGTACTATGACCTCCATTGCCGCCATTGAAATGTGTGGTATTAGTGCTGCCCGTTCCCCCGAGACCGGTGCTCCCCGCCACCCCGGTAACGCCGTGGTGAGCGGTGATCGTGATGCCGCCCGCAACGATCGAAGTGTTGGTCGTCCCGCCCGCGGTTCCTACGGTGCAAGATGTGCCGTCCGCGAGGGTGAGAGCGCCGGTTTCGGCGGCATACTCGCCGCCGCCGCCGCCCGTGCCCGCGATCGAGGAAGAGCTTCTTAGTGAGCCATTGCCGCCGGACCCAAGACACTCAATCTGGTCGGCCTGCCCCGGCCAATCGCTTGGCGCAGTAAATGTTCCGGTGCCGGCTAGGATATAAAAGATCGCCACGGCACCGCCAGTTCTAGAGGATCAGGTTCCCTCGGTTTATTGCGTGGCCGTGATGGTTACATTCTGCACCGTTCCGCCATCTCCTGACAGATCGCAGTTCACGACTAGATTTAAGCTGCCGTCGACCGCAAAACATCCACCGTCATTGCTGTAGGGCGAGCCAAACCCTACAGTGCCAGTGAATGTGGAGCCGTTATTCCATAGAGGTATAATTCGACCAACTATAGTGCCGATGGCCGCGTTGGAAGGAATGACTGGGCTGGCCGGATTGAGGGAAACCGATAGCGTGAGCGGTACGGGAACGACGACTTGAGCGTTTGCTACGCTAAACCAGCCAGCGACAAGCAATGCCGCCGTGCCGAAACTAGCGCCAGAAGCCATGAAAATATATAGGAGGCAGTGCAAATGCTTGTCCACCAGGCGGCGGCGGGGCTTGGGCTTGCACGCTAAACACGAAATAGCTCTGGCGCGACATTGCCACGTAGGGATAGGCCGGCCCCCGCGGCGGCAGTCCCATCACGGCTCTGCCGACGGGTCCTGCCGGCGCTGCGGGCCGCAGCGTCGAGGTGAGAAGATCCTGCGGGACGGCTGATCTGTTCCACCACATAGGATCTTTCACCCATCGCCGAACGAAGAGCGGCGCGCGGTGCGGCACAGCTCAATGCGGCTCGTAGAGGATATGCGAGATCAGCAATCCCGCCGTGCCGAAGTTCTGGCAGGACAGGACGCACTCTCCGCTCTGCGAGGTCACGGCGTTGCCGAGCTGCATAAACTGCTGCCCAGGCGCCGCGTTCCATCGGAGGATGCCGCCAAAAGCATTGATCCCGCACGAAATCTTCGCGTCAGATACCGTCGCAGAGCGCTGCGGGCCAGTGGCGGCGGCAGTGTATGTGACCACGGGAGCGGCAAGCGCTGCGACCGACGGGTCCAGCGGGGCATCGGTCGCGGGGGCGGCCAGGGCAGTTGGCGTAATCCCCAAGGTCGTGACGTGGGCATAAGTCATCGGGGTCGGCGCGCTGGCGCCGGCCATGCCTTCGACTTGGATCTCCAGGATGTCGATCATCTGCGTGGTCGATCCGCCCTTAACCGCCATATAAGTCGCGCTGGCGAGCGCGCTGGTGTCCGCCGTGGCGGTCGGTGTCCAGTTGGAGAATTGGAAAGACCTTCTTGCCATTGTAATGCTCCTTTGTCAGGGGATTATGAGCTTCGGTGCCTGCAACGGCAGGTATTGCTCGGGTTGGTGATACGTTCGGTCGATTAGATCGTCCGCCTGCTTTTTGATCGGGTTGTGGATGTAGTCTGGCTGCCGCGCTTGGGCGGCGCAGTAGTCGCAAAGATAGCTGTGATCACACTTAGCGCAGCTCTCGCGCGGCCGTGTGCGCAGCGGGTTCTTGATCATGACCGTCGTGCAGTGACAGCACGTCAGCGTGGCCTGCTCATAGATTTTGCCCTCTCGGCAAAACTCTGGCTCGTATCCCATCCGCCGCGCCATCTCTGGGTCGAGCCCAGGGCTCGCCCGATGATCGACGAAAAGATAGCCTTCCTTTGAGGATTGTGGGTTTCTCATTACGTGCAGATCTGCGCCATTAAAAAAGGCACTTGGCCGCTGGGAAGCGAAACGGGCGAGGTGAAGTAGACACCTGCCGCCAGCCTCAAGAAGCCTCCATCATCATCGCTGAACAGGGCTGTAGCGGTGTTGCCGCTCCACCCGTTCTGGTTGGTGATGGCCGACGGGTTGGTGGTGCCGTCGCCGGCATAGTCGTAATTGGATGTAGTTCCAGATTGGCCTTCCCCGAATAGAATGCCCGCGATTCCGGCGGCCGCAAAGTTTGCTATGGCGCTGGAATTGTAGATGGAGCCCTGTGCAGTGGGGCTATTCGTAAGGAAATATTCAGCCTTGTTGTCCTGATAGTGGTTAGTCGTGTCGTTACACGACTTGTAGAGGGTGTTGCCAATCGGCATTTGCCACAGGTAACCCCAGGTCGCGGATGTGATTTGATTGTGAAAAGCTGTTAATAATTGAAGGTAGTTCGTGAAGGCTGTCGATGTCCACCACCAGACTGCTGCCGTAGCAGCCAATCCAGAGGAATTGACCAGGATTCCGTAATCGGCATCGCGGTCGCCGGTCGTCGTATCGTGAAAGATTAGGTCAAAGCTCGTATTCAGCCCGTTGTAGAAATTGGCGACTCTCTGCCCCGTCGTTGCGGGCGTCTCGGAAAAACTCGCGTTGGTCGCCACAAATGAGTCATTGGGCGCCCAGGTAGAGCAATGCCACGCCAAATAGACGCCGGGAGCATTCGTGTCACGCAACTGTTTCAGCGCCTTCGCAAAGCCAACGGCGGTGTTTGGAAGCGACCCAAGTCCGGTGTAGCCCGAGGACGCTACCGATATAGCGACCTGCGTTGGGTCGTCGGTTTGTGTCGAGCTCGGACCCATCTGCTGCTGCATGAACCCGAACAGATCGGGCTCGATATGCATAATCATCGGAGTGCTTGCGGGCGAGGAATTCCACGCCGACCATCCGCTTACTACCGGAGGCGTTCCAAATGTTGCCTGGTCGCCATTGTTAACTAGATTAACCCCAGGCGCGAATGTATTAGGGAAGCTCAGCCCCGAGATACTGGCGGTGCTGCTAAATGCGCCGCCATTCTGGCTAACCGCTATCGTCTTGGCGGTAAGATCGACCTCCAGGTCTATATCGTCTCCCTGATGTATAGTAATAGCCGGGGTTGCGCTGATTATGGAGTCGTTGAGCAGGACTCCGGTGCCATTACCTTTGATAATTACAGATTGGGTCGATTGACCGAGATATAGATTAACTAGCGCGGCGCGCGTACCGATACCGACATCCATGGCTCCCGCCGTACCGAGCGCATTTACGTGGAAGCGAACGATCCATTTGCCGGACCCGTGGAAGTTTCCTGCAAGCACAGGATCGGCCGTTCCCGAGGTGCCGGTGTAACTAACGGATGATCCGTCAGCCGCTATCGTGCATTGGGCGGACCCAGATTTCTGTAAATACCACCCAGCCCAACCCGCCATGCTCTTCAATGCAGATACGTAATTCGTGTAATACGTGTTCATAAAAGATGTGTTAGTCAAATTTGAACGGGGGGTTGGATTTGTATAATAAGTGATGATCGGAATATATCCATTCATCAGTCCGTCGCTAACGTAAACTCCATTGCTGTGATCGGTTGCGGAGGAATAGATAAAGCGATAATCCCACGGCACCCCAGATCCTGTCATCCATGACAGATCCGTCGTGCCGGTGCTCTTGTTATTTAGACCGAGCGCGAAATGTGCCGGGAGTCCCGCTGGTATGGTCATGGCGCTACTTACTCTTCGTCACGGGTTTCTCATTACATGGACGCCTGAGCCATTAGATCATTCGTCGGTGCCGGAGGGGCAAAGATCACCTCCAGGACAACAGCTGTTTTGGTCGCGGTAACGGTCCACGTCGAGGTTACACTTCCAGTGGTTGTCGTCACGCCAGAACCGTCCAAGTAGCCGGCTGCAGTGTTTTGATTATTCCGAATGCTCGTCGTCGTAACTCCAGTAATGCCAAGAGATGGAGAAGAAAAGGAAGACCCATCGCCAATTATTCCAGCTAACACCAGATCGCCATTGTTTGAGCCGGTCGCTGCGGCGGAGTTTGGCGTTAGGGTGGCGGTTGAATTGTACAGGCCGCTATGCCCATCAAGGGTTGGTGTACCAGAGACTGAGTTTTTGAACTTGATCGCGCCCATGGTCTGCATAACCACCGCCGTACCAAATTTTGCGGTGATAGTTGTCGGCGCGTTCGCGGCAGAAGCGCAGTAGAAACTCGCGAGCGCTTGCCCGCTGCCAACATTCAGAAGGCTGTCCACCGGAGTATAGGTATTTGGCGGCGAAGCGTTGTCCGTACAGGTGACCGCGTCGATCTGAAAATCCGAGTATTGGACAAAAACCGCCACGCCATCACCAATCGCTATGGCGGGCGATGGCGTGAGCGTGACAGTTGTTGCCGGTGTCAACGTTCCGGCCGTCCCGAGTGCGGTGACTGTCCACGTCATTTATGGCACCACTGAGGAAGTCGCCGCGCTGATGTTATTAGCGCTGTCCATCGTCCACAGGTAGACCGTGCTGCCGTGCGTGACGGCCAACGACTGAGGCGGCAGGTAGCTCCACGCTAATCCCGTACCGGACTGCCCGCCACTGGTTGGCCTCGTCGACGAGGTCGAGGCAAGCCACTTAACCGCGCCATACTGGGCCGTGAACGTCGCCGTGCTGAACGGCACCACCGATCCCGACAGCGGACCCAGCGTAAATGCGGCGGTCGGCGCTGTATTGAACCCGGACGTATTGCATCCCGAGAACGTGCCGCCAGAGCAAAAGTTGGTGTTCTGCGTAGGGGTAACGGTGTTGGAATCGGTGAGATATTGGACTGTTGGCGCGCTGAAATAGTTTTTCGTGGCGGAGCAGTTGACGCACTGCATGTCGCCGTTGGTGTTTCCGCCCCCGCAATCTGCCGGCCCTGTGCCAGAGTTGTTGCTTGACGAGGGATCTGGACACCCATTACCCCGGAAATCGATATTTGCACTCGTTGAGCCGACAACACTATTGTTGGTGAACACTATATTATTAACTTGCATTCCCGGGCTGGCGCTGACGCCAGACGGTCCACAGCCCTCACCGTCGATGCCACCGCGCCACTCGCACGAGCTAAGAAACGCGGCACCGGCAGATAACCAGTTGCCGGTAAACTCCATATCATTGACAATGCCGTTTGTATGCGGATCGTTGACCCCACCACCTATTGCACTGTTATTCGTGCCGGTTCCAGCGCTGCCGTTATTCGACATGCTAAAGTAATTATTCGTATTGAAGAAATGGTGGCTTCCATCTGTCTCGCTCGTGCCGCCACCAGCATAACAAAAGCCAGGGCTGCATCCCGACCACCCGTATCCTGCTGCAGCAACGCTACACGCTACATTGTCGCACCCATAGAATACATAGTTTGCTGTAAACGTTATATTATCTACTACAATATTATTTGGAGTTTCCCCAAGGAATATATTGTTCTTTATAAGGCCATCGTGGAATTCCTGATATTGAATTGTCTCTCCGGAGGCATAAAAGCCTCCGCTAGCCGGCATCGCATCTACTGAGTTCAATAGCGTGAAATTATTCGAATCGCGTACCCAAAACTGAGCATTGGGGCCGTTGAACCCCAGGTATCGTATATCATTAACGGTCGCGTTGGGACAGCTCTGAAAATTAAGCGTACCGTTGTAGTCACCATCTTCGCTCCATGCCGTTTGCGACTGGGCGAGGGAACCATCGACGTATATGTGCGATACGGTCGGAACTGGACTGCCGGAAGCGCATCCGAATGTACCAAGCGAGTCGTAGTTACCGAATACTATATAACCACCACCCATGCCACTCGTGCCGCTCGTATAGACACGCGTAACGGTCCCTCCCGGCGCTACAGTCCCGACCGGTCCACCGCTCCCATTGTTGGGGTGCCCAAGATAGTCGAAGGTGTTGCCGCTTCCAGCACCTACCAAGTTGATTGATTTATTGCCGGTTATCACGCGCGCATTGGCGATCTTAAGCTCCCAATTGCCCGCGGCCAGGAAAATGGTATCGCCGTTTGATGAGGCGTTTATCGCGGCCTGAATACAGGCGGCTTGCCACGGACTGCCGCTTGAGCCATTGCCGCCGCCGTTCGCCGAGCAGAAGCTCGCCGCGGCGTCTCGCCGGGTGCCGGACACAGTGACGGTAGCTGAAGCGACGATCCCGCCGCAATTAACGGAATAGGTCGTCGTGGACGTGGGAGAAACAATCTTTGATCCGATACCAGCCGAGCCCGAGCCATCGGTCCCCGTCCCCGTGCAGGAGCCGGCGCCAGCAGAATCCCAAGTCAGTGTGGCTGAGCCGCCATTTGGGATGGTGGTATTAACCCCTGAATTGAGCGTTGGCGTACCCAAATTAGTGGCAGAAAGATAAGCGCTAGGGGAGCCGCCGGATGACAATATGGTGATCGCCAAGTTTGCCGAGGCAGACGCGGCCCAGGAGACTGCCGGCTCCAGCAGCGCAATTAAAGCAACAAGAATGAGCGATAAGCGAAGCATCAACAGTATCCTCATTGTGTTGCCACGGCGGTTATGTTTTGGACCGTTCCGCCATCTCTTGTTAGATCGCATGCTGTGATTACGTTAAAACTTCCGTCGATCGCAAAACATCCGCCATCGCTAAAGTTGGGCGGACCGAACGCTACGACTCCGGTAAACGGGCGCCCATTACTCCATCTCGGCACGATTTGGGCGATGATGGTGCCGCCTGGGGAGTTAGGCGGAATGCTTGGGGCGGGCGGCACAAACGAAACCGACAGAGTCGGCCCGGCGCCATGCGAGTGGTTCGCCGCTCCAACCGGCGTAATCGCCGCCATAATAACTAGCGCCAGATATTTCATGGGGTTTGGCCGCTCTGTAGCGCCTGCATGAGAGCCACTGCCTGCGGATTGCCCGACAGCATTCCCAAGCCGAGAGGTTGCTGCGGCACCCCCGGCTGGGCCTGCTGCTGCCCCTGCCCCAATTGGCCTTGGGCGAGCTGCTGGTTCATCAGGTACTGGCTCAACAGGGGCGCGATGCCTTGGCTGGCCTGCTGGTAGGGATTGGCGCCAGCTCCGGCCAGAATGCCTGCGAGGCTTTCCATTTTACGGTCCGAAGCCGGTTTCGGGTACGTTGTACGGGCCGATCAGCGTCAGCCGATCATACGGCGCTATGTCGAGGATTGCCGTTCCGCCATCTCGGGCGACCAGCATGTCCAAGCGATAGTCGAATTCGTCCTTTTCCACGCTGTAATCGAGCCCCAGGCGATGCAGCAGCCGCCAGATGACCCCAAGCTCAAGGACGCTCTCGTCGAGCAGCGAAACATCGGTATCTGCGACCCAGTCTGGCTGCGTCACGTTGGCCAGCGAAATGCACCAGTTCCGCGAGACGTACTCATAGACGAAGGTTGATGTCGTATCCCCGGTTATCGGCGGGTCGATCTCGAACTGCACCGTAGCGCCAGCCGGGCTTCCGCTCGGTAGGCGCAGCCGCCATCGGCGCTCGATCGTGGCGCGGCCGATAATCGAAGACTTGAACAGCTGCCATTGCTGGGGCGACATCGCGCCGCGCATGCGCCAGAACCTCGACCGGTCCCACAGCGTGTCGTTGACGAGCGAGCGGAAATCAGCCGGAAGCGTGTAATCGGACGTGCCGTTCGCGACGAACACGTGTTCGACCGTGAGCGCAGTCCAGTTGACGCGCTCGGCCATGTCCCGCCCCGTGCGCCGCGCCATCTGCAACAGCCTTGCTGCCGCAGGATCGGCGTTCCCGATGATCGATGTCGGGACATTCACCCCGGCGTCGTTTGCGGCGTTCTGGCAGATCGAGAGAAGACTCATTTCCGCTTAGCGGCCTGCTTACCCCGCGCAGTGGCCTTATTCCCGCGCATCAAGCCGACTTTGTTCGCAATCGCATACTTCTCGCTCTTTCCGCCCGGCAACTTGCTGGCATCCACCTTGTCCTCGAAACTGGCGAGCTTGGTCTTTTTGCCCGAAGGCGTTAAACGCGGCATCTATTTCCCCTTCTTTTTTCCCAAGACCCGATTGGCCTTGGCATCGATCTTGGCCTCTACGGCTTTCGAGATGCGTCCCGCATTGGCCGCTTGAGATGCCCGTGCCTTCGCGTTTGCGGCATGGCTCCGATCGGGCACCGGATAGGAGCGGTCGGGGCCGGCAAAGTCGCCTTTCGGGAGCGCCTTGCGCGCCTTTGTCGACAGCTTTGCCATTTATTCGGCCTCAGCGACCTGCGGGGACCGGCGCCGGCGCTGTTGCCTCTCATCGGCGAACGTCGCGAGCGACGATTGCGATGGAGCCCGCGTCTCCGATGTGCCTTGCTGCATCCGCATCGCCTCCATGGGATCGAGGCTCGCCGGCACTACCCCGGCAATTGCGTTGGGCTGGTTCTTCAAGCCCAGCAATTCGCCGTGCATGCGCTGCGTAATCGAACCAAGCTCCTCGACCTGCTTATTCAGTCTGGCAATGTCGGCTTTGAGCTCGTCATTCTCTTTCATCAGCGCGTTGCTCAGCGCTCCCGCCGCAGCGTCGTCGAGATAAGCACGGGCCAGCTTGCGCAGTCCCACCAACCCCATCGCCCGCTGCGTGCCGCGATCGTCGAGCCCAGCGATTTCTTCGACGGTGCGAATGCCGAGTCCCCTTAGCTCGTCGACATTTGCGCGCTTGAGCACCGGCCATGCCTCGATCGGCGTCCCTTCCGGAGCAAGCTCAATGCCTTTTTTGAACGCCTCGTCTTCGCGCGGGAATTCGGCCCGGTCAGAATCGGTCACCTTGTTGACCGGTATCGTGTATTGCATGACCGATGGCATGAGGCGCTCAATCATCTCGATTTCGCGATAGATCGGACGCCCCTCTCGCGCCGTCCCGAGTTCGTCTTCAACCGACTCCATAAAGAACCGCGGGCGGGTGCTGCCGGGAAGCACTTCGCCGCCCGCCCAGGAGCGGGTGTACTGTGGTGCGGGCATATTCTGCCTTTCTTCGGGGTTAGGCGCTCAGGTTGCCAATGTACTGATTGCCGGAACGGTGGAATGACGCGGTTTTGGCATTGGTGACGGTAAATGCCGCGTTCTGCACCCCGTTCATGAAACTGCCGACAGGAGGATAGACGGCGACGGGGCTCGCTCCGCCGTTAAACACAGAAACGGAATCGGTGTTTGATGGCAAAATCACTCCCGTACTAGCGGCAGCCGTCCCTATCAGGTTGAAACCTGCCGTCAGGACGGTCGCCGTTGCCTGGCTTGAACCAGCCGCGGTGACTCCCGTGGCAACGTCCGCCCCGATCCTGTTGGCCAAGAGGGCAGGCATGCCCGCGGCCATGAGTTCAGCTGGAGTGCTCATTTGCGTTCTCCTCTGGATTAGGTGATCTGACCCTGCACGGTTGGCCGGTCGATTTCGACGACCCCAAACCCGGCTGAGGGTTGCCCGTCAGCAATAACCGATCGCGCATTGAGAACTTGCTTGCCGGCCGCTACGGTCGTCGTTAGTCCGCCGGCAGCACCGAGGAAAACCGCGGCACCAGCAGTAAACGTGCCGTTCTCGACGACAACCGCCTGACCCTCGATCTGATACCAGCCATATTGCGACGCGACATTGGCGGACATGGCAATGGCTACAGGTTGTCCTAGGTTGGCCGTCGATGGCGCAAGCACGGTCTGCCAGCTCGGTATAGCGTTGGGAATGGTGCCGCTCGAACTGCCCCAGGTGACGACAGAGCCCACGACGGTATTGGCGACGCCGACCAAGTAAATAAATTCGCCCTCACCATAAACCGGGTCATAGGCCCGCACGGTCTTGCCGAGCGGGTGATTCTGGACTGCGGACGAAAAGGCGACCGGCTGAAGACCGAGTTGATTGTCAACGGGTGTGTACATTTTAGCTCTCCTTTCTCGGCTCAGGCCGTGATGACGGCTTGCAAGAACGCGTTCGACATCGCCAGATTGCCGGCCCAGCCGATCAGCTTGACCATCGCGTCTTGGTTTACCGAGAAGCGGTCGGGATCGAGCGGGACCATGTCGCGCTCTTTGTGTGGGCGCAGAAAAATGTAATCGGTGTTGAGCAGGTACATATGGCTCGCAGGCGCGCCCTGACCCGAGGTCCATGTGTGACCAGCGCCGTCGATGCTGCTTCCCTGCCCAGCCGCGACGCCTTGGAAACCGCCGTCATAGACCACGTCGGCGTCCATGAACTTGAGGCTGGCGAACCCGGCCATCGCCGTGCGATCCGAAGTAATGCGCTGGATTGCCTGGAGCGATTCCCAGTAATACCGGAAGTAGATATTGTCGGCGATAAAGAGGTCGGGCCGATCTGCCTGTCGCGATACCGCCAGCCATGCCCGGTTCATCATCGTCTGCATCGTCGCCGCGCCCGGTGTGAGAGCCGCGGTGGCAAACGACTGAACACTGTTTTGCCAAAACGCCCAGGTAGCGCGATTGATGCCGCCGACCGTGCCGCTAGTCGGCACATCCGCGACCAGCAATTGCAGGCCGCCGATCTGCTTGCCGCCGTCTGCCGTGCCGGTGCTGTAGCAGTCGGCGCTCAAGTTGTTCTCGAATGTGCGCTCGGCATTGCCGATCCGCGCCTCGAGGAGATCAATCATCTTCTCGCGACCGGCGTTTTGCAGCATTTCGAGGCCGGATATCGACACCGCAACCGCGGCTTGCGCTATCGGAAACTGCGCCGCAGTAAAGACATCGGACGGAGAGATGTTCAGGACATCATACCCGGAATATCTCTTGTAGGTGCCGTTTTCCGAGTATTCCAGCTCCTGGACGATCGCTTGACCGCCATCGAAGCTCTTGACCTTGCCCTTTTCCGAAAGCCGCGCGAGCAGGGCGTTATTCTTCGTGACGTTGTCGGCCAACTTGCGCGACCGGTTAAACAGAGTTGTAGTGGTGATTTCACCCCAATTGGTATTCGGGCTTGCCATCTGTGTACTCCATCAGGCGGCCCGCTGATGAAACGGGCCGCACTGGGATGAGGGGCGTCATCACGACGCTCCGGATTGCTGAAAACGGAAACCTATGCGGCGTCGTACTCTGCCGTATTGGCTTCCAGTTCTTCCCGCAGCGACTTCGCCCGGCCGCGGATATCATTTGGCGACTGACCTGACCCCGGAGAGCCGGTGACGCTCGATGACGCCCGTTGAGCTTGTGCTGCTTTCGCTTTCCGGTCGGCTGCCGCTTTCTGCTTGGCCTGCGCCTCTGAGGCAGCAAGCAGCTTCGCGCGGGTCTCGCGGTTGGCGTATGCCGCCCTGTCATACAGGTCGGCCAGATCGATGGTTTTGCCTTGGGCTTGATCAAGCCGGGCCAAAGCCATCATGTCTTGTTCCAGTTCGGAGAAGTAGGGATGCGCCAGGTTACCGGCAGCATCTTTCTCCTGCGCGAACGTACCGATCTGCCGCTCGGCAGTCGAAAGGCGCTCGGTTTGCGTCGCGCGCTCGGTGTTGGTTTTCCACTCCTCAAGGGAGTTGATCTTCTGCAGCAATTCCTGCGGAATCGCGGGAGCTGGCGGGGCCGCAGCCTCATTCGTCTGCCAGACTTGGCCTTGCAAGATGGTCGCGACCGCGACCGGGTCGACTCGGTATTGCTGAATCATTCTGGCGACCAAGGTGGCTCCCTTGTCGTTTGGTCGCCCCATCTGCGCGTCCTGGAGCCCCTCCTGGAATCCGCGCTCCACCGAGGCCCATGCCTTCACGACATCCGATGCCGTCTGGTTGCGCTGCCGCAATACCTCCGCATAGGGTTTGAACACCTCTTCGGCGGCTCCGAACTGCTTCTCCAGCTCGGCCGCCCGCATCAGTTTTGGGGTAAACCCGGCCTCGATGGCCTTGTATCGGTCGACGACAGCCTGACGGTGCTCGGCGGGCAACTTGGCGACGAGATCCTTATCGGCCTGCGACCAGTGCGCGGGAACATCGACCTTCGGTTCCGTAATTGCCGGGGCTTCCAGATCGGCTTCGCCTTCTTCGGGCTCGGTCTCGGTCTCGGACGGCTCCTCTTCGGTCTCCTCGGGCTGCTCTGCGTCCTTGGGCAGGAACTTGCCGTCTGGGCCGCGCGGGCGCTCGCCTGATGGCGTCTCTGGCTTTTCTGGGGTATCGGTAGCCGCTTCCGGCTTTCCGCTCTGTACGGGCTCCGCCGCGGTTTCCGATGCGGTGACCGTCTCGGCCAGCAGATTGCGCAGCTCGGAGGGCTCAGCCATAAATCACACCACCCTTATTTACGCGCAAATAGTTTGCACCAATCTTCAGGATATATCGTACCTATCACGAGTTCGCACGACTCTGGCCGCCTAAAATGCCGGCACATCCCGCAATGATTGCGCTTCGCTGCGGGGCGCTCATATTCAACTGACGCCTTAGGTATTTTTGCGGCCCTGACGATTGTGGCGCGTAGCGCCTGCAGCCCTTTGCTTGACATCAGCACTCCGGCTTTCTGACGGTCTTTTGCGCCTTCGCTTCCGCACCACCGGATCGGCCCTCAGCCTCGCGGGTTGCCGACTCGACATCGTCGCGCACCGATTGCTTCCCGTTAGAGGCTTTGGGCTCCGCGCCCATGTGGTGGATCACAATCTCGATTGAGTGCACTGGCCCCTCGCCCCCGTCCGATCGCGGCTCTTCGCGCGAGCTGACGACGCGAGCATGGCCCTGCACATGGTATTCGTCTCCGGTCGCCGGCGGCTTTGACATGCCGATCTTTTGCATCCGATCGTGATCTAGGCGAACGCGCGGGCCTTCCTCCTCGCCGCCCCAGGCGCCCACCACCATGCCTTCCTTGCCTTTGCCTTTCGGCTTGGCGCGGCCCATGTCGACGATCTTCATAACGGCACTTCCGCCTTTCCTGCTCGTTCGCTCGCCGCTCGTGCCTCGGCATGGGTTTCCGGCGACGCCTCTAGCGCCGCGATGGCGTCCGCCCGTATCGACGGCAGTGGTTCACGTGAAACCCGCGGCATCTCGTTCCCGACCTCGATACAGCCATGCTGCCGTAAGTGCTCGCGGTGCTGCGACCGGGAAGTGATCATTTCCCCTGTCACGATGGATGGGTATTCCCTCAGGTCCGACATGATGTAAGGGCCGCGGCGCAGCGGCAGCGGCGCGTTGAGATCGACCTCGACCAATTCCCCGTTGCGGAATACCCACCTGCGGCGCGCCATCTAACTAGATCTCGCAAACGCCCGGACGACAGCCATGATATCTTGCTTGGGAGACAGCAATTCACCGCATGTGTGGGTATGCCACAAAACCCGATCCGGCGGAATCGTTGGCTCAAGAGCAGGGACAACAGATCGCTCGATATCCTCTTTCGACCGTCTTTGCTGCTCGCTTAACATCGATTGAACATCTGCATGATATTCCGGAGGGGCATCGCAGGCGCCCGCTATAGTCCCCCTAAGATCCCGATTGGCCATCAGATACCAGATCAGTATTGAGTCGCCCCATGGCCTCATCAGGGTTGCGTCCCATAAATCGTGAACGGCTCGACTGTGTTGCAATTTGCCTTCGTGATGCCGGTCGGGCCGATGACGAGTTTATCGCCGCTAATCGCAAGATCGGTCGGCGCCGGTGCCCCAAATGTATAGGTGACCGGTTTCCCGTTCCCGCCTGTTATGCCCATCGTCATTATCACTCTGCCGGGAGCCCACGCACAATCGGCCATTACTCCTGTGACGCCAACCCGTAATGGAGCTACCGAGATTTCGGCGCTTTTAGCGGGAGAGGTCCAGCTGTTGTTGGTAAAAAACCTGACTTCGTACTGCCCAGGTTGTGTCGGCACAACAAGGTGCACAGTCCCGGATGTAACGCCCGTCGCGGGAAAGCCGGTCGCCAGATCGGTCGAAAGCCACTTCCACGACAGCCGCCGGCTGGTCTGGGCAACCGCGCCAACAGCATAAACCCCGAGCCAATCCCCCCGATTGCCTGGACCTCCGGTCACCGTGGCAGAGATTGCAGCGCCTGCCGGGACCGTCAGCGGACCTCCGCTAGGTGGGCCACTAGCAGTCACGGTCGGAGCGGCATGCGCCGAGTAGGCCCCCAGAGCGAGCGCAGCAATCGCCACACCGAGGGCTCTATTCACTACGCACCCGTCTCCGGAACGCCATCAGTCTCGGCCGGATATTCGGGTAATTGTGGCAATACGCCATCCGTCATCAACGCCAACGCGAAAACAATGACCACATCCGGGCTGCTCATCACCTGGAGCGCCTCCAAATATCGCCCGGCAGACACCGCGCGATGGTGATTTTTCGCCCACTCGACCAAGAAAGCGGCGTCTCTGCGGGCTCTTTTGTAATCCGTGATCATGGGCCAGTGGTCCAGCTAAATGAAATCCTTCATCGCCCACATATGGCTTTCTTCAAGCGCCATTGCGGCCCGGCCGCGGGTTCCGCTATTTCCCGGCATTTTCTGTAGCAGAGCGTCCAAATCCTCAAACGCATCCGTAATCTCATCCCGAAGCTTTAGCTGGTCGGGCACCAGCTTGCGCTCCTCGGGCCTGAACTTGGTCGCCGGGCGACGGCGGGGGACGAGGCGCGCTGCGGGGTTATCGTGGTGATCCATCGCGTGGCCATCATCAATTGCGCGTTCCTGGCGCTTGGCCGGAGTGGATGCCTCCTCCCGCGACGCCCGCGATGGGTGATCGTGTTTGTCCTGACTGGTGTTCATCTTTTCTTCTCCTGGGTTAAACGAGTCCCTGCATCTCACGCGACTGCATGTGTGAGATTTTGGCTTGCTCAAGCTGCTCTTTGCCTTGCATCTCGCGGCCCCGCATCGCCAATTCCGCCGCAGCCTTGTCCTGCTCAGCTTGGAGCTTGTCGGCCGCGATCTTCTGCTGCGCCTGGACCTGCTGCATCTTAACGGCGTTGGCTTGCTGGTCGGTCTGTAGCTTGACCGCGCTGGCTTGCTGGTCCGTTTGCATCTTGCCTTGCGCTTCTTGCAATTGGGCCTGGATCTCCATCGGAGATTTGCCCCCGCCCTTTTGTGGCGGCGGCTGACCAGGCGACTGCAGCATGTGCTCCATCGCCGTCTCGAATGAATCCTCAAGCTGCCGCGATGTCGGAAAGGCCCGCACCCCAAACATGATCAATTCAGAGATGAGCGGCTTGAAGTCCGGATTCGACTGCGCCAGCGGCACCATTGCCTCCATAAACGGCGTAATCGCCTGGAGGAATTCGGTGCGCGATTGCTTTTCCGCCTGCTCGTCGGCCGCAACCGTCGAATCTGCCTCAATGTCGATCTTGTAGGACTTGGCCGCGTCCGTTTTGATCAACTCGCACGCAGCCATGAACTGCTTTTGCCGGCGCGTCATCTCCTGGTCGCGCATCTGCTTCAGCTGCAGCCACTGCATGAATGCCGGATTTGGCATCATCGCGGGCTGCTGGGGCGACATTTGCGGCCCAGGCTGGGGCATGCCGCGCAACTCGCTCATTGCGCTTCGCGAGCCTCTCTAAACAGGGTTGCGCGATCGGCGTCAGATAGGCCGTTAAGGGCGCCCTTTGCGTCCAATTTGGCCAACTCCGTCTCGGAATATAGGGGAGTACCGCGGCTGCGGAGATAATCAGCCCACGGCGACGATAGATCAGCCCTGCCACTCTTCCAGATAGCGGGATCGTATATCACGTGGGTCGTCTTCATGCTGCTGTCGCTCCTTGCATTGCCGGATGCGGCACGACATTGCCCATCGGCTGCGGTTGCGGCGGCGGCGCCGGGATCATCATCTGCGGCGGCGGTGGCGGCAGCTCCGGCAACGGCTCAGGCAAGCCGGTCATTTCCATCAGCGTTTCCGCTGAGAAATGCGCCGCGATCACGAAACCGCGCAGCCGCATCAAGTCCCGCGCAAACCGCGCCACCTGCTTCTGCGCCTTCGAGATGCGCCGCGTCGCAAACTGCGATTTCAGCTGCTGCGCGCCTAACGTTTCGTTCGGATTGGTCTCACCCCGCAGAATGTCGGCCATTCCGGTGATCTGGTAGAGCGTCTGCAATACCTTATCGCGCGCTTCGTGCAGCCCGATCAGCACCTTTGCGATTTGCTCAATCGGCAACCAATGAATCATGTTCTGAAGGCCGCCCTTGTCCATGAAGGCCGCCCAATTCTCGATTGGAATCAGCTTGTTTTCCGAACTTTCGTCGACTAGCTGGGTGATCGTCGCCTTTTCGGACCCAGGATAGATGCCAGCGACCTTTAGCACGCTCTGTAATTTATCAATCCGCGCCGTCAGGATGTCGAGTTCAACCGCTTGATCCTGATATTCGGCAAAATCAGGGACCGGCGTAAGCGTCTCATTAGTGGTAGTGGCAGATAACGGCCGCGGGGACGGAAAAAACCCAGGAAGCCCAAGGGGATCGTCCTTCGTATCGCAGGGAGCGTCCTTGTATGACGTAGCGATCCATATGACACGCTGCTTTTTGCCATCCCAGATTTCCCATACCTGCGCTTTTTTGAAGGCGTCGGCCTGGGGTCCATCAACGCCATCCTCGCCAACGCCCTTCGGTGAGTAATCCAAAGTTACCGCGTTGCCAATTTTGGCTCCAAACCGACCCTTCAATTCGTCGCGCGTCATGTAGGTCCGGTACGCCTTCCACCACACCTCTTTGTGGTTGCGCGCCGGGCTCTCGCGGTAGTCTTCCCAGAACACATAGCGCACCGGAGCGCGTTCGCTGCTTACGGGTCGAAAGGTCGGCCGGTCCCCCGTCTCTTCGTCCGGCTCGGCGTCGGGGTCTTCTTCAGGATCACCAAATTTTGCTTCGTAATATACACGGGCCACCCCTCGGCCGGGCAGGAGTCGATCCTCGACGACAGCCTCCATAACTTCGCTGAACTCGTCGAGGTCATCTTCATACGATAGCGCTCTCTCGATAATTTCGGCCCCAATCCTTGCCACGTCGTCATTGTTCTTGTGTCTCCTCTCCACGTCTGGCTTGGGCGTCCGGCCATAGAGGATCGGCTTCAGCGTCTCGACGTTCGCCCATAAGATGTTGAACCGCGCGCCCTGCTTGCCGGTCAGCGCCCGCTCATCACGGTAGCGCTTGACGACCTTGCGGCCCCGCCTGATCCATAGCCGGTCCTCGCGCTCGGCCAGCCTGAGTTGCTGCAGCCAAAACCGCACGACATCGCCCGGCTCGTCCCCGATGTCGGCGCGCGTCTCGATCGCGCCAGTCGACCCGCCGTAGGTTTGTTCAGCCATTCACCGATGCCATCCGATGCGCAAATCGGCACCCCCGATCATTATGTGCAGCGACCAATACCAATGATGATCGCGCGTGCGCCACCATCGGACCGGACCAAACCTGCCTTGCACATAAGACCAAGGGCTTGGAGCCGCACATAAGACCAAGGGCTTGGAGCAGTCATTCGCCACTAATGCAGGTTGAAGCAGCTGCTGGCGACATTCCATCGGCCGACCAAAAAGCTCCCGGCAACGCTAGTCACACTATTGCAGATATTGCTGGTGGCGCCACCGGTCCCAATAAAGTTAATCGCGGCGGCCGGGGTTACGATATGTATTAGTCCGTTCTGATACCATTTACCGGAAGCGCCGCCAAGTAAGTTGGTTACGTCTGTGCCGCTACCAGTAATGGCAAAGGTAGGATGGTTCACGTCCGGCAACGATAGCGTCGCAGCATCCGCTACCGTCCCGGTCATGTTCTCTATGCCGACATTATTAGAGATAACAATTGATTCGTTGTTTGGCGTATAAGAAATCGGCATACCACCAGCATCAGCGACCGCGCTGAAGTCGTTGTTGGTGATTATAAAGTTTGGCCTTATCGGCGGCCCAACTCCGGTTGCGGTGTTCGTGAAGTGTAACGCAATGCCTACCGGTAACGCTGTGCCGGGGCAGGTGTTGAAGCGGTTCCCCGAAATGAGAAACCGCCCAATTGCGCTATTCGTATTCGAGAGATTGATGTCTAGCGCTTCGGCTCCCGCCACCGGCGGCGCTCCCAAGTAGCCGCAAATCGACGAGTCCACCAACGAGAAGTCAAAGAACCCCCCAGTCCCGCTAGATTTCAGCTTCATAACCGGCATTGACTGCGCTGCACCAGCATGAACGGTAAACTGCACAAACGAAAGGTTGACGCAGCTTCCGGTAGAGCAATCAATCAGGACGCTTGTCTTGTTGAGGGTGGCCGCCGCCCAGCTGCCAGTGCTCTGCATGTCGATAACCCCGCCCAGGGGATCGGTCGGCTGTATAAGTAGATCATTTAACCCGGACTGATCGCCGAACACGCCCCTGAACAGGCCACCGGCCTCTTGCGCCACTCCACCTATCGCACCAGGCGCGATCTTGAACCCGATGTGGCAACCCTCGGGACCGTTTTGCGTGCCGTCGTAAGATATGCCGCCGTCATACAGCGCAAACCCGACCGAGTTAGCCGGGGCAGGCCCGGTGATCGTGGGACAGATGATCAAGTTGTCGTTGTAAGTGTTGCCGGGAGACGCGGCTTGGACAGTAAACTTACCGTTGCTTATCCCTTCATCCGCGGGCGAATAAATCGAATTGCGATTAAAAACGTTGCCGTCCGCTGTCGAGTCCTTCCCGCAGCAATCTACGGAATTGGCCCTCCCGCCAACCGCGATCCCGTCGAACGGCCTAATGATCGTATTGTATTCGACGCGCAGCCCGCTCTGGTATTTCCCTACCGGGGGACCGAACCGCATCGCCGCGCCAGCTGTGGGATTGGTCCCGTCCGTGGCGCTCATCTGTATACACAGCCCGACGATCGTCGCAGTCACCGCTGTGACATTCAGCATGTCGATGCCGGTGGCATTATTAATCAGCCCCCAGGGGCAAGCCCGCGACGAGGAACCGGTCGGATCTTGCGCCGTCCATCCCCCATAACGTAGCTGACCCTCAATCGAGATCGGCGCGGTGATGTTCAATGCCGCCGTGATCAGGTACTTGTGGAGCGTGTCGAAATAGAGCGGCACGCCAGCCGCGGCGGCCCCATTGATCGCAGCCTGAACAGCCGCCGTATCATCGGTCCCGCCGTCGCCGACCGCGCCAAACACCTGTGGCGTTAGCCGCACGCCAGGGCTCAGATTGTTGAGGCATCCGGCCAGGGCGTTAAAGTTGTTCATTACCTGATTAGCATCGGCAACCGTGCCGTTCTGCAATACCTCCGGTAGCGTACAACCCGTAACCTGTGCCCGCGTCTCGTAAAGGAATTCCCAAGAGATCGCGCCTACCACAGCCACCATCAGGGATGCGGCAAGCAGGGCGCGACGGATCATTTTCCGAGGCGTTCAGCCTTGATCGCTTGGATGATGAACAGCACTCCCGCCGCATAAATCATTAGCCTCCAATGCGGCCAGAAGGTAAAGGCGTAAACGCCGACGATCATGCACAAGCCAGCCAGCCCGCCATAGGTGGAGGGCTCTGCTAAGCGGGCGCTCAGCCATTTCATCATTTCAGCAGCGCGGCGATCCTGGTTCCGATCGGCGAGCCTAGCCCAGTACAAGGGTCCGGCCCAACCCTGGCTCTGAACTTCCCGTTGTTGCCCCTGGTGATGTCGTTGAAAGCCATATGATCGGCCCACAGCAGCGGGCCTATGCCCTCCGCCATCAGAAGCCCACGCTTCTTTCCACAAGCGGCGATGAGACCGGCATAAAAAGGAGAAACAAAACTCGTGCCGCCGAAGACCTCAACCTGACCATTCAGCACCACCTTTACGCCGGTTTCCGGGTCGGCGTTCGCCGCCAGATCCGGGACCATCCGGTTGCCATGCGGCGCCCCCGACATCCACATCGGCATAGGGAAGATATTCGAGAAGCCGCCGCCTCCCTCGCTCCACGCGGTCTCGGCCCGAGACATGAATGTTGAGCCGGTCTTCCGCGTCCCGCCGCACGCGATCACGTGCGGGCAGCTGGCGGGCGAGTCGACATTAGCCCGAGGCGTGGCTGCAAGGAAATCCTTCGAGCCATTGTCCCCGGACGCGGCAAGCACAACCATGCCGAGACTCAGCGCGCGCTGCACCGCCCTTTCCATCGACCAGCAGGCGGCTTCCCTCGTTACATACTCGTTCGCGCCCCACGACCAAGCCAGCACGTCCATGCCATCCATCGCCGCCTGGCTAGTCACCGCCTCGATCGAATCGTTGGCATTCGGCGCGTAGTAAACATGAATCTCAGCTGGCTTACCGGTAGCCACCCAGTATGATGCCGCCGCCGTCTGTATATCGAGCGCCACTTCGCCAGAGGCGGGGTCGGTCAAGTCTCCGCTGTTGGCGCCGCCATTCACCGAGTGGTCTACGATGGTCGGACGCGGCATCCCGATCATCCCGCAGAATTGATCGGTGTCGGTCATCCGAGACCCGCCACCCAACTCTCCGATCGCGATTACCCCGCCACCGTCGAGGCCAGTCGGCCAATCATAGGCGCGGGCGAGCGCATCTATCATCCACGGGCTCGCCGAGACGCTCGGCGTTCTGATGTAGCTTCTCGGCATGACTCAGACAATCCTCATTCGCCGTGATCTAGTTTGCAGCCATCAGCGATTATCCAATATCCATTCGGCGAGCCGCCCCAGTGGCAGCCGAGCGGATGAGCCCCACATTCCGGAGAGCATTCGCCGCCGCATTCTGCGCAAGCCCCTCGGGCAAGCGCCCGCTTGAATTCAGACGCGGTCGGGCCGATGCGCATAACCTGCGCTACCACGGGAGCCAACTTGCGCCTACCGTACAGATTGTGTGCACCCATCAGCCTCAGAAACCCACCCTCTCAAAAAAGAAGTAAAGAACCACGGCAATCCAAAAGACTATGTCCACCAGAGCATCATCTCGGCCAGCGCATCAGTCGCCATTTGCGCGCAAACTTCGTTACAGCTTCGCTCGTAAAGATGCCGGCGCCGCGGACGTGACGGTTTGCCATCGCGATAAGCATATCCACCTCTCGCGCTTCCGCGGCGCTTAGCGTCATCGATCCGTCATCGTTTCGGGTCATGCTTCACCAGCGCATAGTCGTCGATCTGGATATACCCCTCGCCATCCTCGTCCAGCTCGCGAGTCAGGCGCTCCGGATCAGTTCTGAAGTCCATCCACTCGATGTTATCGTTATCCTGAACGCCCTTGGCTTCGGCCCATTCCTTAAACTCTTTCCATGTCACCGGTAGCCGTGCTCCCACCGATGCTCTTCGTGCAGCGGCATCGGGGTCCAGTCGTGATGCTCATGCCATCGGTGCCAAGCGCGGCGCTCGCGCCATTCTGGCTCACGCCATTCCGGCCGCGGCGTCGAGCACACCCAAAGCCCGCGCCCGTCGTAATGGCATTCCCTGGGTTCAGCGAAAGCCGGCAGTGCGATCCCCAACCCAACGGCAAATGCCGCGAGCCTAAGAAGCAGTTTCATTTGCATTCTCCGTTAAACGGTGTTAAACAGGCACTTATGAATGATCGGATATTAGGTGCCGTGCTCATAGCCTGCGGGGTGGCGCAGATCGTTATGGCTATCTGCGCCTACAACCACTGGCTCGGAATGAGCCCTCACGGTTACTAGAGGGCGTCGTGCAGGTTCAGCTTTGCAAGATCTGTGGGGAGCGGCACCACCGCTATGAGCCGCATCGCTTTGAACATTACGGCGATGCTCGTCGGGTTGCTCCCGAAGCCCCTCGCAGCAATGCTCGATCCCCGAGCCCCCGCATTCGAGACAAGGACCATAAATCGCCAGCCAGCGGTTTATCTGCTCAGGAGCCCGACGTAAGCCTCGGCACGCCTGACACTCCGCCATCCACACCCCCACTAAGCATCGCCGCGCTCGACGACACCGCCTTACGCAATCTCCGCAATCTCGTTATGGCCGAGGTTATGCGCCGCACTCGCGCACGAAAGGAACCGAAATGACCCAAGACGAAGCTAACGCTATCGCCCGCGTTATCGAAACCGCAGATGGCGGATGCGATGTGTGTATTAGACGACTATGCGATGAACTAAACGCCGCGGACCTAGACTTTGAGTTCACGATGATTGATCTTGAGCAAGACACTGTATGTGAGCAAGACATTGTACATGCCACGCGCCGAAAGGAACCGAAATGCAAGACCACAGCCTACTACTAGGCGCGCTCGGACTGAGCGGCACTCCGAATTATCCCCATCCGACGATACAAAGCCAGATTGCTCTCAGCCAGGCTCAAATTCAAATGCGCGCCGCAGCCCAAGCGTACGCTAACCAACAAGCTATGTATTGCCAGCCCAAGGTATCCCCTGTCGTTTCAAAGGGCTGGTCGCAGCGGTATTTAGATGCCCTGATCGATGTCGAGATCGGCCGGGCACAAAAGGAACAGAAATGATCAATCCGCTCGCCATGGTCGCCATCGCCGTCTTCGCCCTTGCCGTCGCCGTGGCGCAATCGCTTATGATCGGCTGGCCGCAACGCTTGCTTGGTCTCTAAACCCGCTCCCGATGCGCCGAGTACCCCCGCGGCCGAGCCTGCTCCCATACCTCGTCCATCGTCATCTCGCTGAGCCCCCGCATCGGCTCCGACGCTTTCGGCACCTCGCCCGCGATCAGGTCATCAAGCATGCGGCCCACTAGGCTTAGCACGTCCACCTGATCGTCATTCTTGCCTGCCGGGAATCGCAGCAGCTCCGATACTAAGTCCGTCGCCCAGGGCGCGCGCCTCGGAAGATAGACCTTCCCCATCGCCATCCGACCGCGGATCGATTGCGCCTTCGTCGCCTTGTTCGTCGCCGAGCTGAATTGCTTGCGATAGCAAAAGAGCAGCCGACGCTCAATCTGCCGCTTCAGTAGGAACGGGCCGACGCTCTTCTCGATTTGCGCGTTCTCCTCGGCCCACATTATAGGCCGCCACAGCTCCATCAGGTCGAGAGCAGCTTCCACCCAAACGTCAGATGCGGCTTGGTCTCGCCAGATGTCCAAGATGTAGATATCGTCCGAAGGGTCCACCCCAATGATGCCATGGACGGTATAATCGCCGCCTGCCGCGGTGACAGCGTAATCACTTGCTCCATACACCACGAGATGCTCTCGGGGCGGGGCTGCGTCATACCAGCGTATCCATTCGTGTTTGAAATAGTCGCCGCTCTCCGGTGTCGGCTCTTGCTGATAGAGCGCCGACCAATTGCGCACGTCGCGCTTGGCCTCAGCGAACATCTCCGGCCGAAACCACTCGGGCCACAGCGGAGCCCCTACAGCGCGTCCAAGCGGGTCCCCTATCCTAGCCTCGGCCGGGAGCGACAAGACCTCCCACGCCTCGCCCCCGGTGTCCTGCTCCGCGATTAAGCGCCCGGCAAGGTCGTCCTCATGCCAGCGCGTCATGATAAGCACGATCCGCCCACCGGGCTTGAGGCGCGGCCAGAAGTCCGACCGGTACCAGTCCCATATACGATCGCGGATCGTTTGGCTGTCTGCCTCAGCCCGGCCCTTTACAGGATCATCGATGATACCCAGATCGGCCCGTCGACCGGTGACGCTTGCGTCGACCCCCACAGCGTAATACTCACCGCCACGCTCCGTCTCCCATCGACCCGCCGCAGCGCTGTCTCCCGACAAACCAAAGCCAAACACGCGCCTGAAATCGGTCGAACCGACAAGATTTCTGACCCTTCGGCCAAACCGCTCGGCGAGTTCCCCGGAGTGGCTAGCCCCGATGACAGACCGCGCAGCATTACGCCCAAGGAACCAAGGCGGGAACAGGATTGATGCATATGTGCTCTTCGCGCTCCCCGGCGGCATGAAGATCATTAACCGGGAGATCTCGCCGGCCTCGAGGGCCTCAAGGCGCCCGATCAGCAGCCGATGGTGCCGCGCCGGCTGGATATCAGGTGACGCTAACTCGATGAACTTGAGGAGGCTCGCCTCCGCATCGAGCCGCAGCAGCAGCTCTTGCGCGACATCCTCAGCTGTTAGCATCCCACAGGCGGTGTAGGCATCGGCATCCAATGTGTGGGGCGACGCGCGCTATACTGATTGTCTCGCCACGGCCATGTGCCAGCCTCTTGGTAATAGGACACTATGAAAATGTCTTCGTTGTCGGCGTCCCACACCAAGATAACAGTGCCGTCTTTTGGCGCCGACGCGATCGATGACCACTGCGTCATCTGCCCCGGACATCCCGTTCTATGCTCGTAGCCAGGATAAGACATTTCCTCCAGCTCGTCCTTGACCTCACACCAAAAGCAGGTGCCGCGTTCCGTGGCCTCTGTCTTGCCGTGTAAGGCGCATACAATGATCGTGGGGGTATCGGCGCGGGGAGCGTAATCGCGAGAGGGCGGCAATTCAGCTTTTAGCGTCATGCTCGATCACCCTCGTTTGCACGACCATGCCGGCGGATGCGGTTCGCATATTCTCAAGCAGCGTGAGCAAATCCTCGCGGGTCATCTCCGCTACCTCGCGCCGGATCGTGGCGTCGATCTGCTGCGGGATGATCTTACCCACCAGGCTCATATACGACGCCGGGTTTAACGTCGCCTGTTTAACAAGGTATGCCACGCCGCCAGCCTTGTCGAGAGACTCGCGGATCATCTCGCGGATATCGCGAGTTACTTTATTTGCTGCACCCGCAGGTCTGCCCGGCCCAGCTTTGCCCGCTATTAACGGCATAATCGCTGGGCCGAAAGAGCCAAGGCGGCACCGCAATGCCCCTTGGCCATCCCGCTAAGTCTCGCGCTCAACATCCTTGCGGGGATTTTCGCGTCCGACCGGGAGATCCGTTTCAAAGAAACCAGTCACATAGGGCTGCGCCTATTACGCCACATACGAGCGAGGCGAGGAGCAACACGATTATAACCTCGGCTTGAGATAGAGATGGCGGTTTATGACGCGGGCGTAGGAGCCAAGGGTTAAACATCGTCAGCTCACGCATCATCGAGCTTCTCGACGAGCGCCCGCTCCGTTAAACGCAGGCAATTTTGGAGGATGCTCGCTCTCGTGCGCCAAAATTCTAATTCTGTCAACTACATTTTGGCGAGGGCGGCCTCAACACATCTGGAACAGCAGAGGTCTAGCTGTGGCCGCTGCCGCTCGCCGGCCCACGATTGGCCGATCCAAGGACGACCGCACACCGCCTCTGAATGACCAGCGCGGAACAAATGCGCTGGTCCCATAAGAGGTGTAATCCATAGATCTTCTTGCGTCGGATCAGATTTGCACACCTTGCCCTCACTTTCTTTCAAGGGCGCGCGCGCCTGCGAGCACCCCAAGCGCCCCGATGAGAATCCCCGACGCCGCTTCCTGAGACACCCGCCGGCCGCTCCAACCCTGCTGCGATGCCCATTCCTTCAAGCTCTGCTGCCAACCCAGCACATGCCACAGACATGAGCCGCCGGCCGAACCGAGGCCGCCTACAGACATTAGGGTTTCCCATACCAATCGGCGAGCTTGCTCGATACGATGACCGATCCCGACGTTAAACACGCCACCACTTACGATGGGACGCGATAAATCAGCGGCCATTAATGGGTCCAACTGGGCCACGCGGAATAGTAGCTGAAACTCTTCCCCTGCCTCCCGCATCTCTGCGGTGATCGCGCCGCGCCGCTCCATCGCAGCCAGGATGTCGATGCTGCGATAGGGCTGCGCTGGTCGCCCCTCATCGTCGGCAATGGCCTTGTCGACCAACTCTACCCCCCTTCGCCACCGCTCCGGAGTGGGAGAAATGTAGTCGGCAGATGTCGGATGGCGGCTCATTCCTCAAGTCCCAGCTCTATCCGGCCCCGGCGCAGCTCTTCGGGGTCTTCGTATTTGGGCTTGCGTTGCTCTGTTGCGGATACGCCCATTGCGGCATTGATTTGCGATTGCGTCATGTGCGCTTCAGGAGCCCACGCTTTGCGATTGCGTTGATCGTAGATTTTGGCGTTGGCCTCAGCTTGGCGCGTGCAACACCGCATGAACTCCAGCATTGCCTGTGTGGGCGCGCCATTCGGCAGCCGCTCGCCGTGGACCTGGACCTGACGTTTGAGCGGGAGGCGCTCAGCGTCTTGCGCGCGGAAGTGCGCTCTAAGCTTCGGGTCGCGGGTGACGTCGGCCGGTCGCACTGGTGTGCCAGTGTACAGCGGTTTGCGTGGCTCATAGATCTGCTCGGCAGCCTGCACCATCGTCTCGTTAAACCAGTCGCCATGCGGGTCTAGCGGATAACTCCGCTTGTCGATGCCGTGCCGCACCCGCAGGAATGCGTAGTCGTAGGCATGGTATTCCCACCGCTGCGCGCTAGTGATGCCGGCCCACTGGAAAGAAGCCTCCTTCAGGGATCGGCGGAGGTTCCTTAGGTGGCCCACCGAAGGGAAGCTCGCCACCGTTGCTGTAAGCGCCATTGGAGGCTGGGACATCGAGCCATCTTTCCTGGTTGAGCCACGTCGACGGATTGCACCACGGTCGATCAATGGGCTTGGTTGCCTTGTACCGCTCAACGCCGGCAATGAGCTGGTCAAGTGAGGTCTTAGCCAGGGCCTTAAGGAATGCCTTGCGAGCGGCACCCTTGCCTACTTTTTCGGGGTAGAGCGGCCACCACGCTTCAAACGCTTCTTTCGCGGGTTTAACCCTAATGTCCGCGGACTCATTCCCATGATCCTGGGGTTGGCCCCGAAGGCTCTCGCGTTGGTTCGATCCCTTCGCAAATTCGAGAGTTTTTTCGGCATTCGACAGAGGTTTCTCTGAAGGAAGGGTTAAGGAGAGGGGTAGTTCTTTAGAGGGGTGTGGGGAGACTTTTCTTAGGGGGGAACCATTGGGGAGGAAACTCTCTTTAATGTCGCGACATGCCATGTCGGCATCATGTCGCGAGGCGTGTCGAAAAAGCTCCGCAACCCCTTGAATTATCTGGGGAAGCATTTCGCGCAGCGTGTCGCACACCATGTCGCGAAGCATGTCGCGATCATGTCGGCGACGCCGATAGCTGCGACAACGGTCAGCATTGCTCATCAGGATAAATCCGACTCTGTACCAGAATCAGATTCCGGACCTACTTCGTAAGTGCTTGATTTTTATGGTGCTGCCGGGGTGAATCGAACACCCGACCTTTCCCTTACCAAGGGAATTCTCCACCGAGACTTTGAGCCGTTTTAGAGCCATTTTGTGCCCTCCAATTGGTCGTTTAGGTCCGCTGAATCCCTTGCGGTTGACTCGGTTTCTGCGCCACTGGCACAGAAACGAATTATCCTCGGCCCAGGCTCGCCCGCGAGCGCATCCGCTGCGCTGCGCAGGAAGTCGGGAGAGTGCTTCCCATAGGTGGATTCAATCATTGCCACCGTATCGCCAAGCATCCGCGCTATCTCGACCATTGGCACGCCGGCCATGACCATGTGCGTCGCCGCGGTATGGCGTAGGACGTGCGGCGTGCATGGCACACCAGCAAGGCGGCTCGCATGGGTAAACCCGGTCTTGATCGACGCGACCGGTTTCCCGCGGAATTCGATAACGTGATCGGAGACCGCTACCAGGCGAGCCGCCTGCAGCTCGGCGAGGGCGACAGAGTTTATCGGCACTGTGGCTCGCCGCTTGCGGCTGCGGGCGCGGCCAGGGCGATCATAGGTGATGAGTCGATGATCAAGGTCGACGCGATCCCAGGTAAGATCAAGAATAGCGCCGGTGCGCGCAGCAGTGTGATAGGCCAGTACGATGAACAGTCGGACGTGGGCAGAGCCGGCGGCACGGATGAGGCGGTCAACGTCAGCGCGAGGGAGCCAGAGATCACGTGGCGGAGGCTTGGGAGGCATCTCGACATAGGGAGCCTCAGAAATCCAATGCTCTCTCACGGACCACGATAACGCCGCACGCAGCACAGTAACTTCCCGGCGGATTGTCCCATCGGCAACCGAGTGCCTGGCACGAGTATAAGCTGTCCTGGATAGCATCCGGGGCTCCAGGTTGCCGATCAGTCGCGTGATCGTCGCCGCCGACACCCGCAGCACCGCCTTGCTTTGGACGTGGGGTAGCCGGGCGGTCATATAGGCTTGCATGATCGCCGCAATCGTCGCCTGGGGCGGCGGTATAGGCTGCTCCCGTCCGGCTATCCATTGGTCCCTCCAGATTTCGGCTGCCTTGCGCTCCCTCTGCCCCGTCGAAACGCGTCTAGTGCGACCGGTGACCGGGTCGGTGTAGTGGATTGCCCAGAGCTTCCCTCTGAGCCGGAGCCGGTAGTTTGGTCGCTCAAGCTTGTGTGGCGGCATCGATCAAAGTCGTCCAATTGCTCGCGGCGAAACCGGTAGTCTCCCCCAGGGAGCCGGATCGCGACGATTAGGCCAGCTTTGATCCAAGCATAGACCGCCTTCGGCGTAACCCCATATTCGCGGGCGACATCCCGAACGGTGATGGCGCGGTCAGTCATGCGCCACCAGCCTTACGTCGCCGCATCTCCGCGCAGGCATCCAGCCAAGAACCGTACGAGTCCATCTCCTGCCAGTTGGCCGGGAGGGCATAACGGGATGCTATGCGTCTGGCCTCGTCTTCCTCCCGCTGCTCACGGAATGCCCTCGACACCCGTAGGCCCACAATGAGCCCAAGAGCAAACCACACTAGAATGCCGCCAAGCCATAGAGGAAGACCGTTCATTCATGGCACCTCAAGGAGGAGCTTCCGCCTACTTTTGGCCGCGTGTTTGGAGCAATAGTTTCGGTTGTCTGGCGCGTTACTCTCCCCACAGAAATGGAATCCTGGCTCCCCCGGACTGCCGATGCCCCATAGGCAGCATCCACGCTCAGGGAATGGATTGGGGGTTGGAGGGGTAATTCGCCTTGAAGTGTTGCTGCGCGGGAGAGTGATGTAATCGCGATAACACTTACCTATCACCATATTTTTGGTGCACCCAAGAACTTTGCCGACTTCGGATGCAGTGAGGTTGTCGCTGATTAATCGGATCAGTTGTTTGACCCTGTCCTCAGTCCAAAAGTACGGGTGATAGACTTTGTAGCCGGTATTTACATCACAAATTGCCCGTCTGGTCATAGTGCGCATACTCCCGATAATAGCCGCCGCTTGGTTGGTCCCTAGCGGCGGCGCTTTACTGGCTATTCAGCTAATCAGTAGTCGCGATCAAGGTCGTGGACTAGGAATGCTGGCTGCGTCCCCTTACATTGGACGACTTGGGGAGGATCATACAGCTCGAACGAGATCGTCGCGCCGTCGGAGGCAGCAAGCAATAGCTTTACTACCTGTCCGTTGTAAATATTTTCAACCCCATACCACTGTCCGTTGACTTTCATGCACGTGCGAAGCGTGCCTGAATGCGTCTGCTTTATGATGCCAACGACACTTGGATCTGCAAGCGCAGATGTGGCGACGAGTAGCATTCCCGCCACTGCGGCGGCCGTTGTTAGTAAGGTTTTACGCATGGCTATATCCCTCGAATAGTGGTCCGGTTGGTTGCTTCAGCACCCGAGGCCGGCATAAGGCGGCATCGGGGAATCGCTTGGCCTCCGCGAGCAGAAACACTGCAATCGCATCGGCTTCGTCTTCAGTTGCCTCCCATCCTCGCGCTCGGCACGCCTCGACAGTCGCTGCTTTCTTCTCCTTGCGCCGGGCCGCATAATTGTCGCCTGGATATTTATTGCCTCGGCCGGTCATGCCTCTAGTAGCCTCGCCAGCCATGACTGATGCAGGCTCAATGCCATATTCAGTCGCGATGGTATCGATAAGAAACCCCAAACCCTGCAATATGAATGACGTTTTGCCATTTATGAATCGCGTCGAGAGGAATGGCTGTTCATAGACGATCAGATCTGGATTTATCGCCACGATAGTCTCATTGAGGAATTCTTTAAGCGCAAAACCGACCGCTCCCGGTGCTGCGCCCCGGCGCGCAAGCTCAATATGCCCAAAGGCTAATGCCCCACCGGGCTCGCCACGGCACCAGCCGAGCACCCGGCTCGGATCAAGGGCCAGGATCATTTGCCGCTATGCCAGTCAGGATGCACTGCTTTGACTGCGGCCTCGCCGAGTGGGGTATGCACGAACTCCCGCAGTGCCCGCACGATGCGCTCGGCTTCTGCCCACTTCTCCTCGCGTGCAGAGCGAGCCTCATCGCTTTCCATGTACAGCTTCACCGCCAGCTTTATCGGCCCAACCTTCAGGTCAGCTTCGCGGATATCGACGGACACCGCCTTAACGTCTTCCCGCAATTCTTTGATATGCGTTTCAAGCGCCAGTATGCGGTCGAAGAATGGCTTCTCCTCCAATCCAATATTATGTCCCGGACCATTGCTTGTGCTTTTTAGATTGCGCGCCATAGCTTATCTCCGTTGAGAGTTACCCTTTGTTGATCCAATCACTCGCAGCCTTAACGAGGTATGCCACAGCATCGACGCGAGCTGCCGCAGCACCAACGATACCGGCAGCAGCATTAGCGAGATTGGTCGAAGACACGATTTCAACTTCATTGACGATCCCCGCCATTTTCAGAATCTCAGGGAGAAGATAGTCTTCTTCCCACTTCCTCTTGGCATAGTATCGTTCGAGTAGCCGCTGGCCGACTTCCTCGCGGCGGTAGATTGGCACGGTCTGCTCCGCCCAGAATCGCGCGGTACGCACGGGTATTTCCATTAACCGAGCTAGCCATTTCGCCGTATCGCGACCGGGCGGGCTCATCGCCCGGATAACTGCTTGATCGTTAACCACTTCTTTGCCGCTTTTCGACAATTTCCCTGTCATCGCTCTCGCCTATGTTTGGGGCGTGAGCGAGCAAGCAGACCTCAACCTCCTCATCGAAAGGCCGGCGGCGGCGAGATGCTGCCGCCGCCGGCCCCGTAGGACGCTGCCGCCACGAGCAAGCGTCCATCCCCTGGAAAATGAGTCCGAGAGCACAGAGCGGCCGGGGAAGCCGCTGTGCGGGAGGATTGCACGGCTCTCGGACTCGCCGCGCCGGGGGAGGCGCGGATCTCAGAAAGGTGCAGCGGATGACGCCATTACAGACCCACGAGCGACCCCCTAGCCTGTCCTCGATGGCGCCTTTGTCCAAAGCGAGCGAGAATTCTTTAAAAGAACCCTCCGGACTTAACCGGCCGCTGCTGCCCGCCGGGAGGAAGCGTGCTAGGGGTAACTTGCTAAAGCAGGGCGACTGGCTCGGCTGGCCGGACCCGTCGCCGGTAGGCTGGGTTGCCGTCACGGACGGCGCGCGCATCATCGCGCTGTTCGAAAGCCCGTATGACGCGGAAGCATTCATTCGTGCTCGACTGGTCTGAGCCGCTGGCAATGCTGGTGTCATGGCTCGTGTTAGGGTTAGGCGCGGTTGTCGCGCTGATCGCGCTGGCGCAGACCGCGCTGAGCCGCCGCAATAACCGCTGGCCGGGGTTCCACCGGACGGGTCATCTTGCCGAGACGCCTCCCGACAATATTGCCGAGCAGGGTCGCCAGAAGAAGGTAGAGGAACGCCCCGAGGACAATGATATCCCACGATAGGCTTGGCATAACTGACACTCCCGCGTTGGGGATTACTCGGCGGCCTCGGCGGGCCGCCAGATATCGGGTCTGATTTCGTGCAGCGGAATTCCCAGCGCCTCATGAATCTTGAGAGCCCGAAGCGGTGGAATTCGACTGCACCGTTTCCAGCCAGAGACGGTGGAGTGATCAACCCCGGCAATTTCGCCGAGCTTCTTCAGACCGCCCGCTAAGGTGATGATCTTTTGGATGTCCATCGTAGAGGCTATGTTGGCGCAGCAAACTTACTTCGTCAAGCCCCTCCAACAAAAATATGCTGGTCCCGCCAACTCACGGGATTCACGAATGCGTTAATCTCTCCGGATGGCTCAATCAGGAGCATCGACGCTCGGCAACTTGATCAGAGCTTGGCGGAGGAAACAGAACGTCTCACAAGCGGAAGCCGCGGAGGCTATCGGAATCTCACGGGCGCACCTGGCAAACATAGAGACGGGCCGGGATCATCCCGGCAGGGCCACGTTGATGGCTATAGCTGCCTATTACAGAGCAAGCCTAGACGAGCTTTTCTCTCATACACGCAGACCGATGATCGAGAACGAAAAGACCGCCGTCCTGCCCGAGCAGCTTCTTGAGCTAGCGATCCGCTTTCTGGGACAGGACCGGAGTCTTGATCCCGCGCGCTATGCTAGGCGTGTCGCGTTAGTCCATAAGGCGCTGCAGGAAGCGCAACGCGATGGGCAGACGATAACGGCCGAGACGGTGCCGGGGATCGTGGCCGATGCCCTTGAGAAGGCCCCCGACGATCCCGGCGGCTCCCGATAGAGGCGATAAGCGCCAGCGTGGCAACCGTCAACACGGTCCACACCGGCTCCGCCACCCTCGCGTCCCAACAGACCGGCAGCAGGGCAAACAAGAACGCATACCACCCGATGCGTCGGTGCCCGATAAGCGATCCCAGCGTTACGGCGCAAGCCACACCCAGATAGAAGGGCATCAGGCTGATAGGCAGATGCGGCGGGGCGGGGATGGCCGCCGCAATCAGGCAGGCTCCGCCTGCGCAAGCCGCGCCTACAGCCACATTCCATAATGACGGATGATCGACGGGCGGCGATTTCCACGTGCGGGAAGCCCGATCATAGCCCATCTCCGCGAGGATTTCGGCTAGTTCCCGCTGTTCAGTCTCGGTCACCGCCGGGTCTCCAATCTATCTTCAATTTGCTTTCCGCCTGCACCAGGCGGGCGGGGTACACCGTACACCAGAGCAACGCGGAAAGGGTTAACGGTCCATTACGTGCGGCATTCCGCCACACTGTTGGGTGATCCATCACAAACGGTTGACAAGATCTGCTGGTAATGCCAACATCTCCCCATACCAACCGGGGAGCATCGCATGTCCGACCCATCGCTGAACGACCTGAAGCGGGCCTTTACCGAAAACCAGCTTCCAGAGTTGCAAGGGGAGCTGGCGGCGTTCATCTTCAATCATCCGATCTTTGGCGAATTGCCTGCGTATGATCAGAGGGCCGCCGCGTATAGTGCGGCTGTCCATCTGCTGCTGGCGATCCGCAGCCAATCGGTTGTGGGGCTCGTGCAATGACGACACCAACCTACGCTGAAGGGCGATTTGACGCCGAAACGGAGGCCGCGAAATCTCATTTCGACTTAGCTGAGCTATGCAAGTGCATCGGCGACTTCGGCGACAGTCCTCCCGCCAATTTATATCAACGCGGCTACCTGAAGCGGCTTCTTCAACTAGCCAACGACGCACTCAAGGTGCACCCACAATGACAGACCTAAGCGAGCGCCGCACTGAACTGCGCGCCAAGGAAGAGGCGCTCCATAACGCCTACATGGCGAGCGAGCCCGGCTCGCAAGAGGAACGTACCCTCGAATTGGCGCTGGAAGAAGTCATGGACGAGCTTGATGCGCTGTTCCGCGAGGAGCAGGCTGAGTGGGAAACGGAGTCTGCGCGGTCCCGCCGCGTATTTTTGTTGGATGCCGCTTATGGGAGGATGTTGTGATTCAAGTTATACCCACTGTCGATGAAGTTGAGGCGTTGGCGGCGAAGCTCTGGGCAGAGAGGGAGCAAATGTATCCGCCTTTCGTCCGAATGGCATGGGATAGAGGAACGGCACTCGCCAAGGGGCGCATGCTGGAGATGGCCGAAGCGATCCTGCTCGGTCAGGAATTTAGACTATAGAGGGGCGCTCCGATGATCCGCTTGATTTCCTTCTGCGTAGGGGTCGCTCTAGCAGGGTCCGCCGCTGCGGCGCCCGTCGAGTGGGATTTGGTCGCCACGGACTCACAGATCACCGTGGCCAGCCTCACCTTGGCCGGGCCGGATTCGACAGGATCGGCAAGCTGGCCGCTTCTCTCTCCGACCGCCACTTACACAGGTGACAGCTTCTCGTTCAATTTCGATTTCCCCCATCACCAACCCCTGACACCGGCCTTTGCCCCCGATGCATTCGGCTGTGGGGCGCGCTACCAGCTCTGCGACTTCAACATAAGCTGGTCGGAAATCGGTGACCAGCTTACCGCTGTCAATATTCGGGTCGACGCTTTCGATGACAGCATTTTCGCAAGCCTTTCGGCAGCCGTGATCGGTTCTATGGGGCTGCCTTACGACCCCTGCGCCGCCGATGAATCGTGCCGGCTCAGCGGCGCTTGGGTTGACGCTCCCGGAGCTGTGCCAGAACCAAGCAACCTCGCGCTGCTTGCTGTCGCCTTTGGGTTTTTGGGGCTTGTTAAACTGTATGGGAGATCCTTGTTGTGAGCGAAGTGGCCACTATTGAGAGCCGGGAGGAGGAAGCCCCTCCCCAAACCGGCGTTCTGGCGCTAATCGAGCGGGTCGCACTGGACCCGGCCGCGGATGTCGAGAAGCTGGAGCGGCTATTCGCGATGCATGAGCGCATGCTGGCGAACCACGCCAGAGAAGCGTTCGCCGCGGCGTTCGTGCGGATGAAGCCGCAGCTTCCAAGGGTCATCAAAACCCACAAGAACGATCAGACCAACTCGCTCTATGCCAAACTGGAGGACATCAACCAACAGCTCGATCCCCTTCTGGAGAGGTTCGGCTTTGGCACCGCGACCAAGATAGTCGCCCAAAGCGACGCACTGATCACGATCCGATGCGAGCTATGGCATCAACAGGGCCATGTCGAGTTCACCGAGCTGTCTATGCCCCCGGATGACAGCGGAATTGCCGGCAAGGTGAACAAGACGAAGCCGCACGCCATCGCCTCGACGGTCACATATCTCAAACGCGTCGGATTGTGCGCGCTGCTCAACATCAGCACCGGCGACGACAAGGACGGCAATGCACCGGACACAAAGATCAGCGAGGAACAGGTCGGGGAAATCCGCCGGATGATGCTGTGTATCAAGGACGGGGAAGCCCGGCTGCTAAAATACATGAGGGTTGAAACGGTAGAAGAAATCCCTTCCCAGAAATACCGGAAGGCGATCAGCGCGCTTGATCAGCAGATCGCAAAGGAGAAAGGCAATGACGCCAGTTGAGGAACAGATCCTTCGGAACCAAACCGCTATCCTGGGAATGTTAAACAACATTATGCCAGTGAGCGAGGATAGCCTGAAGAAGAGCATCCAGCGAGCGGCGATGTGCATAAAGGAAACTTGCCTTCTGCTGGAAGCTGAATCGGCACAAGGGAGCACGGTCCATGCCTATCCTGCATGACTGCGCCCAATACGGCGAGAAATACGACCAACTAAAACTAGGCCTGCCGACCAGCTCGAACTTCTCCAGGATCATCACGCCGGGTGGCGAGCCGTCGCGCCAGTGGAAAGGATACGCCTACCACCTGATTGCCGAGCGGCTGTTGGGGCGCAAGGTCAACACATACACATCCCCGCATATG